CATCGGAATCTTTGCCCCCGATGTAGGACACATGGAGGCTCGTTGAGTTGTGTCCTGCAACCCCGTTGGTGACTTTGTCGTCGGTCGCCAAGGTCGTGATGTTTCCGTTCGGCTCAATGATTTTGTGATACCCCACCGCCTTCCAGCCCAACCCCTCCTTCCAATGTTTGCGGATGGATGCGATGGTGGTGTTCTTGGGGGTAGCCGTGCAATGGACGACGAGGTGGGTGATATTTCTCATTCTTCGGGGTTAAGGAGTGGGTAGTAACAAACGGTATGGTCCTGCTCGGTGGGTAACTGGGAGGCTGACACTTCATGAACCCCCGCCCATTGAGCCTTGGCGGGGTCGTACCCAAGCAACTCGCAAGCACGGCGGTACTCGCACAGGAGGGCGTGGTTCTGCTCCAAGTCAGCGGGCGATATGGCTATCATCAGTCGCTCCAAGGCGTTTGTGAGGGCTTTGGCGGGTCGGGTAGAGTGGTAGGTCATACCGCAAATTTATACCCGATAGCGCAGAAATATGCCCAAAACAGAGAGTTTTGAAAATCTTATACCGCATCGGGTGTAAATGCTCCAAAAGAAAAATGACTACAATGGTCGCAAAAGGGTAGAGGCGTTGTAACTTTGTCGGACACTAAACCACCAACCATGCCACAAACCATCAAAAAGTACCCCGTCGTCGTTGTAGAATCAGCGACTGACCCCGTGTCCAAAGAAACCTGCGGAGGCGACCAATACACCCTTGTAACCCCAAAGAGCAAGGCGAGAGCATTTTCAATGGCCAAACTATTGAAGAACTTTTACGAAGTCCATGTGTACGAAGAAGACACCGATGTCCGAGGCCATTGGATTTTTAAGAATGGCGTTATGATTGAAAATATGTTCAGCAACTAACCCCAAAACCATGACCCACGAAACCAAAACCAAACTCAAAGCAGCCCTTGCGACGGGCTACATCGTGCTGACCACCTGCCTCGGCCTCGCATTTTTCGGCAGATTCTTTCTCGCAATCATCACCAACTAAACCCCCAAACCATGCACAAATTCAAAACCACCAACATCAAAGGGAAGGACTATGTTGAAGTCAACCAACGCCTCCTGTTCTTCCGCAACGAGCCAACCTATGCGGGTTGGTCCATTGAATCCGATCTCGTTGACCTGCAACCCGACCGCTGCTGCATCAAGGCAATGATTCGGGATGCCGATGGCCGCATCCGTGCTACGGGCCATGCTCATGAGGACCGCACCAGTTCCATGATTAACAAGACCTCCTATGTAGAAAACTGCGAAACATCTGCCTTTGGCCGTGCCTTGGCCGCCCTTGGTATCGGGATTGAAACGAGCATCGCAAGTGCTAACGAGGTGTCCATGGCCATCGCCAAGCAGGAGAACCTCAACGACCTCAACGACAAACTCGGCCTCGTTCCCGCCTACGACGACCTCACCGCCGCAACCCTGAAAGCCGACTTCTTGAAACTGGTGCAGAAGTTACCCGCTGACCAGCAGGAACGCTTTATGAAGGACCTGGACCAAATGACCCCCGCCCGATTTGAGAAAGGCATTCAATTCATTCAAAATCAACTCTCTAAAAAATAAGCCATGACCTTACTTGAAAAATGTAATGCCGATGTTTACAAGGCCATCCTTGATATCAAGAATGAAGAAGTTTGTTATGGCGAGAAATTAATTAGTATCCTACAACGACATGAATATTATCATGATTTGACTTTCAGTGAAATAATGTGGTTTGCCGCTCATCTTCCATTGGCAATTTGGGACCGCAAAGTCCATACCTTCTACATCCTTTTTCAATCCCAACAAACCACCGTAATGCCATGAACCATTTAGTAACCATCCCCAAGTCGGACATCTCCAAGCAGGACATCGCCGACATCGCCGCTGGCCTCATCCTCCGCATCGAGGAAGGCGAGGTCAACCCCATCGCCGCCCATGTACGCTTGAAGGCGGTCGTCAAAGCCTTGGAGCAAGTCCTAAAGGCAACCGAGGACATCGTGAGGGACGAAGCCGAAAAGCACGGCAAAACCTTCTCCGCCTTCGGGGCAGAAATCCAGGTCAAGGAGGGGGCGTTGACACCCGACTACACGCACGACCAAGTTTGGAGCGACTTGCAGGCAAGCATGAAAGCCCGTGAGGAACTGCTAAAGATGGCCTTCCGCAACGCTGGCAAGGCAACGGTGTACGACGAAGCTACGGGTGAAGCGGTCCCCGTATGTCCCGCCAAAGGGACAAAACCAAGCATCGCTGTTACTTTTAAAACCAGTTAAGATGAAAGACGGACAAACAATCGGCCAATGGCTGAACTGGGATTTTGAGGCGAATGGGGATTTGGAAATCTACGGCAAGAATGGCAACCTAATCTACCATGAATATTCAAATGGATTTTGGCAAAAGTATGAACACGATTTTCAATGCAGATTAATCTACACAGAGGATTGCTCTGGGTTTTGGGAAAAGTCTGAATACGATTCCGAAAGCAATCGTATATACTATGAAAATAGAAATGGCTTGATTACGGACAACCGCACCCCCGAAATCATTGAACACAACGGACGCAAGTACCAACTAATCCCCTAACCATGCCCGAACAACCCATCCAAAAGAGAGGCTCCCAACGCCGAAACCGCAACGCAACTGTCAAGGCCGTGTACCTACTGCTCAACAAGCCTATGCGTGTTGAACGATTGGCCGAGGCCGTAGATTTGCCCCTCCGCCAAACCTACCGAATCATTACCCACCTCAAAGCAACGGGGTGGTTGCAAAGCGACAGGTCTTACTACTGGCTAACCATAAACCCCTAACCATGCCCAAACCCAAAGGAAAAGAAATCCAACGAAGGGTGGCCACCATCTACGCCGTGTCATACCTCGCACAACGCCCATACAGGGCCACAGAACTCGCCGAAGTGCTTGGGGTGACCATCCGTACCACCTACCGAATCCTAAGCGATTTACGGGCCTCAAATTGGCTCGTAAAAGAAAACTGCAAATACTCAATTCAACCTAACAAAATCCAAAGCCAATGATGAAGGACTTTCCTAAATCTGTTGAGGATGGCAAAGAATCCGAGAATTTGTTTATGTTCCTTTTTGCGAAAAAGAATGGGATACCATGCAAGCCATCAACCCAAAAACAAAACACGGTTGAGCATATTGATTGTTTTTGTGGTGACTGGGCCTTTGATGTAAAGGGACAAAGGAAAAAGAAACGGGCGAATGATGACTTTTGCAATGACCAAATACTTTTGGAGATTAAAGGAGTTGCAGGTTTTGACGGCTGGCTTTACGGGAAGGCCGAATACATTGCTTGGGAAACATCCGATTCCTTTCTTATCTTTAGAAGGCAAGACCTTGTAAACCACTACGAAGCCAACGAGCATCTTTACGAAAAAATCAACCGTCCAAACAAAAAAGACCTTTTTGTGTGGGTTCCATTTGACCACCTCAAAACAATTAAATTCTCAATTTTACCTAAACCCCAACCCCAACCCATGAGTAACTACACCCCCCAACCCAACACCTTCTCCCTGTTCGCTAACGACAAGGGCGACAACCCAAAACGCCCCGACTACCGTGGGGACATCATTCTCCCCGACGGGACCAAGATGCGGTTATCCGCATGGGTCAAGGAAGGGCAGAGCGGCAAGAAGTTCCTGAGCGGCAAGGTCGAGCCGATGAACGAATCCCGTCCAGCCAACGCATTTGAACCACAGGCTGGAGATATGCCGTTTTAGTGTAACTTTGCCCGAAGATTACATTTACCAATAACGCCCGTGTGTGATTCCAGCCACACGATGCGTCCGACTAAGGGTTAGCCGCTTTAACCCTGCCCCGACTGCTGGAATCAGTTGGGGCTTTTTTTTTACTCATGAAGCAAATATCATGGTTCAAGTTCTGCCCAGCCGATTGGATGATGGGCCGAATATCCCGCCAACCCGCCGAGGTGCAGGTGGCCTTCATCCGATTGTGTTGCGTCTATTGGAACGCAGAATGCGAGATGTCAACCGACCACGCCGAACTGGAAGCCGATGGGCATCTTGAACGGTTACTCCAAACCCGATTGGTAGAATCCAACGGGCCGTCGGTCTTCATCAAGTTCCTTGACATCCAATGGGAGGAAGCCAACCTGCATCGGACCAAGATGTCCCAAGCGGGGAAGCGGAGTGCCGAAAGGAGGTCAGCAAAGGTTGAAGAAAATCCAACTAAGGTTGAACCTATGTTGAACCTACCTTCAACTAAGGTTGAACCAATGTTCAATAGAGAAGAGGAGAGAAGAGAAGAGAAGAAGAGAGGAGAAAATACTTGTGTGCTTTTTGACCAATTTTGGACCCTCTACCCTCGCAAGACCTCCAAGCAGTCCGCATCCAAAGCCTTCGCCAAGTTGAAGGACGAAGACCAGCAGAAGGCCATCAACAACATCTCCCGCCTCTACTCCGAAACCCCCGTGCAGTTCGTTCCCCATGCGGCGACCTACCTCAACCAAGGCCGATGGGAGGACCAAGTAATCCCAAGGAACGCTACCTTCAACCCACTAAACCAATCCGATGACGAACCCTTACCATCTTACCGCTGAACGCAGGCTCCTGTCCTGCCTCATGGACCAGTTCACCAACCGAGCGGTCCTCCTTCTGCAAATTCCCGAACGCCTATTCACGGGGAACCATGTCCTCGTATATCGGGCCATTGAATCCCTGCACCGAGCAGAGCGACCCGTTGACTTGGTTGCGGTTCACAAGCACCTCATTGACAACGGGCAGGCCCATGTCATCGCTGAATTTGTGGACATCTTGGACGGCAACACGCTGACCTCCGACTGGAAGGTGTACGCCTCGGACCTCAACGAAGCGTGGAAGCAGCGGGAGGAACAACGCATCATGGACGAGTTGGCCCATGACAGGGACATACCCAAAGCCTTCGCCCGCTATCAATCCATGCAGGCCATTGAAACCAACGCAACCGAAACTACCGCTCACGAACTGGCTAAGACCTACCTCATGAACATGAACGAGGTCCGTGAAGGCAGGCGCAAGGATTCAATCTTTCCCACCTACATCAGCCCGATGGACCGAATGCTTACAGGGTTCAAGCCTACCGAGTTTATCCTCTTAGGTGGAAGGCCCGCAATGGGCAAGACGCTCTTGGCCCTGCAAATCGCAATGAATCAAGCCATGGCCGACATTCCCGTGGTCTTTTTCACGCTGGAAATGTCAGCGGAGCAACTGACCCAGCGGATGCTCTCCAACCTCGCCACCATGGACGGGGCGCACTTTCTCAACCCCACCGAGCGAATCAGCACAAAAGATTTTATGGATTTGGGCCAAAAAGCGGACCTCCTAAAGTCCAAACCGCTGTATATCGTGGACCTGCACCAAGCCAACCTGGACCGCATTGAGGGCGAAATCGCCAAACTGAAAACCAAGTACGGGATTTGCGGATTCTACTTGGACTACCTCCAACTCGTAGAGCCGACCAAGATTGACAAAGCCAAGCCAAAAATTGAGCAGATGACCAACATATCCAAGACCCTCAAAGCAATATGCAAACGGCAGAAGGTGTTCGGGGTTGTGGTGTCATCGCTATCCCGTGCAACCGAGGGAAGGAGCGACCATAGGCCCATCATGTCGGACCTTCGGGAAACGGGGCAACTGGAATTTGATGCGGACAAGATTGGCTTTGTTTACCGCCCCTACGAACACGACAGGAACCAACCAGCGGACCTCATGGAGGTCATCGTCCGCAAAAACCGCAACGGTTCCCTTGGCATCGCAAACATCCAATGCCACCTTCCCTTTACCAAAGCCAACGAATACCCACCTAATTCGCTATGATGGAAGAATACAATCTCCAAGCATCCTGCGTCAAGTTGTTCGCTTTGATGCGACCCAACGAGCAGGGGCTGCTATTCCTCAACCTCAACAACCCCCGTTCCCGCTCCAACGGTTTCTTCCTAAAGGGAATCGGGCTGACCGCTGGCGTTGCTGACATGACCTACCTATCCCCGAAAGGAGCGGTATTTCTTGAATTTAAAACACCCAAGGGCAAGCAGTCGCTATCGCAGAAATGGTGGCAGGGGGTCGTTCAGGAGGCGGGGTACAGGTACGAGGTCATCCGCTCGGTAGAAGATTTCCAGCGGGTGTTGGCTGAATGTGGGTAGGTTGTTTATATCTTTGACACATGCGCCTCATACTGCTCCTTCTGCTCCTGACCGCCTGCACCAACGACCGCCCTTGGAAGGTTATTGAGGTGCGGACCAAGGGGGATGCCTGCGAGTATGTGTTGAGCAGGTCCAACGGATTCGGGCCGCAGGTAAAAAACAAGACCGATACTTGCGGGAAATATCAATTATTCCAAACCATAAAGCCATAAACCATGAAACCAACCCCCACCCCTAACCCCTAACTTATGAAGAAATCCATTGAGACACTTGATCTTGAAAACGCAGAAAAAGAATTGCGTATATCTGATGTTATAAGTAGTTTAACTCTTGAAGATATTACTAAAATAGTAAATGCTTTTACGGACATTAATATACCTATTGAAGCAGTAAGGGAAGAAATAGAGTTAAATTACTGCTAACTCGCATATTTGTCTAACCCCAACCCCTAACCCATAAACCCAAAGTAATGATCATTAACCTCGAAAGATTTGGACCAAACGTCCACGTTTCAAAAGTCGGTCCTAAGCAGTTGTTCCTGCTCCTGTCGGACCTGCACTGGGATAACCCACATTGCGACCGGGACCTCCTCAAGAACCACCTAGACGAAGCAGTCCGCAGGAATGCAGCCATCGTAGTGAACGGAGACTTCTTTTGCCTCATGCAAGGGAAAGGCGATCCACGTAGGAGCAAGGACGACATCCGTCCTGAGCACAACAACGGCCGTTACCTGGACTCCATCATCGAGACAGCAGTGGAGTGGTTCAAGCCATACGCAAACCACTTGGTCTTGCTAGGTTATGGGAACCATGAGACCGGCGTACTCAAGCACCAAGAGACCGACATCCTGCGACGCTTTGCTGACCTGATGAACTACCAGAACGGTACCAACATCCAAGTAGGCGGATACGGCGGTATCTTCTCCGTGCTTATGGACCCGCCGGTTGGTAAAAACAAAGGCCGTCAATACGTAATTCACTACTTCCACGGTTCCGGAGGCGGAGGCGTGGTCACCAAGGGCGTCATTCAAGACCAGCGTATCATGGCTTCAGTGGAAGGTTACAACTGCACATGGCAGGGCCACGTGCATGAGTTGTATCACCACATCAACATCGTTCATCGCTACGATCCTCATAACAGAAAAATCTCACAAAGACACATCGATCAGATAAGAACTGCCACCTACAAGGAGGAATGGGATGGCGGCGTTGGAGGATTCCACGTGGAGAAGGGCCGTGGTCCAAAGCCATTGGGCGGTTACTGGCTGCAGCTTGAACTCGTTCGTTTACGCGGGAGGAAGGACAGCCTGGACGAAATCAAAGTAGTTTCGGATTTCACAGCCTGCACACGGATGTACTGATTATCTTTGCATGAAACAACCACAACATGTACACAGAACTTATCGACGGCTCGATACAGAGCCGCAATCAAAACGCTCGGATTGTTCACCTCGAAGATATCGGTTACGAGTCTTGCGACCATGAACGCTATACCTCCCTGTTTCAGTATGGGGAGTCCATCCGGAATCACTTTGCCGTAAACGGATCCGTAAAGGGCTACAGAGGCGAGTTCTACATGAACATCCTCTGGGTGGACATCGACAATGCCGATGTGTCTTTAGCGCTCCAATCGTCCAAGGACTTCGTAAAGAAACTCGTCTCCGAGTACTTAGTGGACCCAAGCCAGGTTTACATCTGCTTCTCCGGGAAGAAAGGGCTCCACATCGGGATCCACTCGTCCTTGTTTGGTGGGTTTGCCCCATCTCCCGACTTGCCAGCTCGAGTGAAGCGCCTTGTCGCTTCGCTAACCGAAGGCATACCCAGCGTGGACCATGGCATCTACAACAACAACAGGGCCTTTCGGGCCATCAACTCCCGTCATCCGGACAGCGGCTTGTACAAGAGCGGTCTGCGGTACGAAGATTTCATGGCCCAGGACATCGAGGAGATTTCCTTCTACGCTGAAGTTCCCAACCCGACCTTCCGATTCAGTGCCGAGGTCAACCCGGCACGTCCCAACAAGCGCCTCATTGAAGCGTGGGAGTATGCGTGCTACACGGATGACTACAGCCATGAGGTCGGATCCGATCGGAAGAAGGAGGATGGAGGTCTCTTCTCGCCCCCTACGGAGGGCGATAGGAACAACAAGCTATTCAAGCAAGCTTGCGCTCTCTTTGACAAGAGCCAGTTCAAGTTCTACGACATCATGCAGATACTCTCTGGGCTCAACGATGCGGGTACCAACCCGCTAGACTACAAAGAGCTCTACAACATTACTCGGTCGGCCCAGCAGCGCACCCAAGTGAAAGCAGAGGCCGGTGATGGAGTGAAAACTTGGTTCGCCCTGCATGAGCAGATTCCAGACATCCTGAACGCCCTGGACGAGAAGAGCGGTACGTATGACCTAGCATTTGATGAGTTTAACGACCTAATCAAGGGAGACCTCAAGGGCAAGCTCATCGTGCTTGCCGGGCAGGGTGGCACCAAGAAGTCGCTCTACGCTCAAGAGATCATGTTCCGCAACGCAAGGAACGGCATGCGTGGTATCTACAACAACCAAGAGATGTCCCGGACGCAGTTCCTCAAGCGAAGCATCAACATGTATCGTGATGGCTATGCTCCTAAGAGGCTCTGGGACGAGTTTAAGGAGCTCTACTCCTCCGATCGGGAGGAAGCTACCAAGAAGGTCCAAGAGATGCTCAAGGACGACTTTAGCAAGCGGATCATCGTGGATTACAAGCTAGCGTCCAACGCGGCGCACTACCGGTCCATCGTCGAGCAGGTGGAGAACGCCTATGGCAAGATAGACATGTTCGTGGTGGATGGGTTGTCCATGATGGCAGACAGCGGTGGGGAGAAGGATTCAGCGGAGAAGCACACCCGGGAGCTGAAGTATCTCGCCAACGAGCTGAACATCCCGATCGTTGCTTTGGTCCACGTCACGAAGAACATCCCGAGGCACACTCGGGATCTGACTCCCTACCTGCGTGGTAGCGGAAAGATTTACGACAATGCCGACATCTTCATCTCCTGCAGCCTTGTGGTGGACACGGAGAGGACCTCAAACGATGACGTCGTTTACCGGACGGATGTTGGTTATCTTCGCCTCTTCGACAAGAGGGATTCTGGAGAGACCGTGAACGTGGTATACAACTTTGACCCGAACACGCTATCGATGTCTTCCTCGCATATCGACCCAGCATCTATTGAAATCAAACTTAAAAACCGCTACCTCAATGCAGACAAGTTTTAACATCCTCCACAAGCGTCCCGAAGGGATGGAATATGAAGCCTACAAGGAAGAACGCAGAGCCGCGAATAAAGCCCTACGGGCTTATCTGAAGGGCCAGAAGGAAGAGAAGCAGGGGAAACACTCGACCCGCTACAACACAATTCGACAACTAGAGAAGTACATGCTGGAAGGTTGGTCCGAACTAGCTCCGAACGAAAAGAAGTTTAAGGAGTTATTGGTGGAGACTGACGAGCATGAAAGACGGAAAGATACACCTGGGGACGATATTCCACCAGGAGGAGACGGGAGCTAGCCTGTACCGGCTAGCGATGCCCAACCTGTGGCTGGAGAAGGAGAAAGCGGACCGGTTCCTGCTGACGAACTTCAAGCAGATCCCGGACATTGACCACGAAGACGTCAAGACTGTGGATGTGTTCCTCATCTCGAGGAACCTGCACATTGACGAGGATGACAAAATCCGTGAGGTCTTTGACTACCTGCGTAAGCATGGCGCCAAGATCGTCCTGGACTACGATGACTACTGGGTGCTCCCATCGGACCACCACATGTACCAGCACTACAAGGACCAGAAGCTGCCCCACCGGCTGGCTTTGAACATCTCCCTGGCCGATCACGTGTTCTGTACGACAACACACCTCCAGGAGCGCATAGAGCCTCTCAATAGCAATACAACCGTTGTGGCTAATACTCCATACCCCGAAGGGATGGAGTCGTTTGTAGCGCATCCTACGCAGTCTGAGAAGGTCAGGTTCGGTTGGTTCGGTGGTGCGCAGCACATTCCGGACGTGAACTTGATGGCCGAGTCCATGAAGTCGCTCTACAAGGACAAGTCCTTGAACGGGAAGTACCTCTTGGTTTGTGCCGGATGGAACGACAACGAAGCCTACAAGGCTTACGAGAACGTCTTCACGGCCGGGTACCGGAATGCGAACTACGCCAGGATCAACGCTATGAGCGTTTATGAGTACGCCTTTGGGTACAACGAGGTGGATGTCTGTTACGCCCCCTTGAGGGCGGACAAGTTCAACCATTACCGCTCTGAGCTTAAATGCGTTGAAGCAGGGATTATGGGTAAGCCGCTGATTTGCTCCAAGATACCGCAGTACGAAGACGTTATCAAGCACAATGTCAACGGGTTACTGGTTGGAGAGAAAGAGTCTGGGGCTTGGTACCGGTACACGAAGATGCTCATCAACGACAAGGACATGCGTGATGAGCTTGCCAAAAACTTACAGGAAACGGTCTTGAGGGACTTTGACTACCGAAAAGTGTACGAAAAAAGAGTCAGTGTGTACGAAAAACTGGTCAATAAAAGGTAGTATTAGGGAAACATCCATTATCTTTGGAGTACGATTTGAGTTTCTCACAGCCTAAGCTTTTGGTTCGTGGTTGTCCAAAGGAGGGTTAGGGGTTGTTGGGACATTAAGGGGGTAGGATGCGAACCGCATCCTCCCCTTTTTTGTTGAATAACTGACTAAAACTACCGAAATGATTAGATTGGCAACCATCAATATTACCAGGCCCGGCGATACCACAGCTTACACCATTGGCGACCGGATCTTTACCGCTGCTACCGGCATTACAACCGCTGGGGCCGTGTTTGCCAACCTCGGTGAAACGATGTTCGGTAATGGCTATGTAACCAAGGCCAAAATCTTTGTTTCGGGTACCGCCTTTACGGCTAGTCTTCGTTTGCACTTGTACACCTTGGCATCCGGGGAGACTTTGGCTACTGGTACTACGGTGGCTGACAACGCCGCTATGGGTGTAGCCCTGGCCGATTTTGCTAAGTATGAAGGGTATATCGACTTTACGACCTGGGTGAACGGCACCAACTGCTCGTTCTCCATCGTTGACGACATCCGTCTTTGCTTCCAGAGGGGCACGCTTCGTGGCGAACTAGCGAATGCAGGGACCTTGGTGGGTATCCTTGAAGCCAGGACCGGCTTCACTCCTACATCTGGTCAGACGTTCCAGGTTGAGTTAATGTCTGACGCTTATGAGGGTTAAGGGTCAGCCCAATGGCAGAGCTTTAAGGGGTAGGAGGGGTTTTACGACCTTTTACCTATCGGTGTCCGATCAGTCGGCCGCTGCTTTGGCTTGGACTGCTTTTAACAACCGTGCTACGGGAGATGGCGCTGTTCCTGCTGAGCCGGCGGCTCAGGATGGAGCTTGTCTTTACACTAGATTCCTTTACCTATACAGCTGATGCCTACGCCTTCATTGCTTATTGTCCCTTCCAGGTGGAAGACCGGTAACCCCGGTAAGCTGTACTCACAGATACCCACGAATGGCAATGGCGACTTCAATGTTACGGGCGTTGTCACGGGTGGCACGAGTATCGGCACAAGGGTCAACAACTTGGGGTATATTGAGCCTATAACAACGAGTGGTACTCCGAGGTTGGACTACTACACCAGTAGTGGGGTCCCGGGGTGTCCTGCTTTATTGGTGGAGCCTTCGGGGACAAACTTGGCGTTTAATAGTGCACAATTTGACGATGCGTATTGGTCAAAATCAAGTCTAAATACAAGCGGGTCTTGGGTAAATGTAGCGACTGCGCCTGATGGAACGATGACGGCTGATAAAATGATTCCAAATTCGGTTAATACCGCACACTCAATTAACCGAACAGGATTTGCATCGGCGGCTTATACGTTTTCTGTTTTTGCAAAAGCAGATGGAGAATCCATTATTAGTTTATGGCTAAGAGGCAATACTGTTAGGGCTGAATTTAACTTAGTGAGCGGAACAGTATCCAACATAACTGTGACATCGGCAAGAATTGAAAATTACGGGAATGGATGGTATCGTTGTTCTGTTTACGATTCAACCGCAGGAACAACTATCGGCATTTATGGCAGGGCTGGAGGTGGTTTTCAAGGGAATGACGTTGATGGCGTTTTACTTTGGGGCGCACAACTTGAAACAGGCTCTGTCGCAACATCCTACATCCCCACCACCACAGGTTCGGTTACCCGTGCAGCAGATATCGTATCGGTATCGGGAGCGGTGAGTGGTAGTATCGGACAGACCGAGGGTACGATTTATCTTGATTTTAGCACCATAGTTGGTACAAATTCAAACGTGATATTTGCTTTAGGCGATTCGGGCGCTGGTCAAAACCGCTTGAGAATACTTGGAAATGCTTCAAGAGAATTAAGGTTTATTTTTCAATTAAACGGAAACGTAACCCAATATGACTTTGTGAGAATAGGGGCAGTCACTTCTTTAACTGACTTTAAGATTGCGATAGCTTACAAAAGTGGCGATATAGCTATTGCCATAAACGGAGTATTGGCGAACACTGCTTCAAGTGGATTGACTTTTAACGGTCCACTTAACTCTGTTGAGTTATCAGCAGCTACGGTAGGGTTTTTGACTCAGAGGTATCGTGCTGTGGCTCTACACACCACCCGCCTAACGAACGCTGACCTTGTGCTCCTAACGCTGCCTGGCAACAACACTTATCTACCACAGGCTATATGGGACAACTACTTGTCAAGGACTGGTAATTCAGAAGTACCCGATTGTTTGTACACAAGACACGCTGACCTTTTAGACGTATGATTATACTCCCAAGCTTAGAGATTGTCCCTGCGAAATACAACGTCAGTACGAATACACTGCTGTCTCAGATTCCTATTGATGGGACTGGGGACTTTACGGTTACACGCGCTACGTCACCAACTACAAATCAGTCCACAAGGGTCAACGCCTTGGGTCTTATTGAGACCGTTGCTGACAATGTCCCTCGCTTGGACTATCCCATCGGGGGAGGCTGTCCTGCGTTGCTTGTAGAGCCGAGTGCGCAGAATCTTTGCTTGCAGAGCGAGGATTTAGATATATTTCCGTGGAATACCACCAACACCGCGGTTACAGTAAATGTGACTGGGACAACCGACCCAGCTGGAGGCAATAAGGCTGACCAAATATTTGAAACTGCTGCAAGCGGTCTTCACTTTTTGGCGCAAACAATGACCATCGTTAACGGCACGACTTATGCTGGAAGCGTTTTTCTCAAGAAAGCCACAGGGTCGCCCGATTGGATGCAAGTGGCTTTTTCTACCACGGGTCTTGCTGGATTCGCAAACTTTAACCTTACAAGCGGCACGGTAGGCAATGCTTTGGCGGGTTGTACGGGTAGAATTGAGAACTACGGCAACGGTTGGTATCGTTGCACCTTAATTCAAACCGCAAATGCAAATGGAACAAGCGGAGGACCAATCATTGTTTTTACCAACAACACAAATTCAATCACAAGGTTTGTAAGTTATACGGGCAACACGGCCACAAGTATTTACGCTTGGGGCGCACAACTTGAAACAGGCTCGGTTGCTACATCTTATATCCCAACGGTAGCCTCTGGTATCACCCGTGCTGCTGATGTTATCAGAAAAACGAACATCACATCCCTCATCGGTCAATCCGAGGGGACGGTCTATTTTGAGGTTGAGGTTACGGCAGAGGCGAGGGATAGATTGTTTTTTACGCTTGATAGCGCGTCTAATAGCTTGATTCAGGGATGGGTTGATTCATCACGGCAAGTAAAGATGTTCATACAGAATGCAGGGGCAACCGTAATGACAACTTTGTCATCTTCGGCTTTATCTATCGGCTATCACAAAGTCGCTTTTGCCTACAATGCGGCAACAAATGGCTGCGAGATGTTTATTGATGGAGTTCAGAATCCGGTTGCTTCAAGAACAGTTACGGGCGCAGGGCTACCCGCATTTAATAACTTCACCTTTGGAGGCTTCATAACATCAACAACGGATGTATTTAAAGCTCACATCCGAGCGGGGGAACTCCACCCCAACCGCCTAACGAACACACAGCTCGCTTTGCTCACATCACCTTACACTAGCTATTCAAGCATGGCTTCAGCATTATCATATACACTAGGATGAGTACACCAAGCATAAAAGTAGGACAAGGGAACTGGGGTATCAAGGCGGGAAACCTCCTTGCTTACGCCAACACGGACAAGAAGTTCGTTGCAAGAGACTTCACGGTTGGAAGGCTTTTGGACACTGCTACACGGGTCAACGCAAGTGGGAATATTCAGATTGTAAATGCAAACGTCCCTCGTATTGACTACTTCGGAGGACAAGCCAGTTTGCTTGTGGAGCCGAGTGCTACAAACTCAATGTTTTACTCGCAATTTATAAATTCTTGGCCCACAAAAACAGGATTAACGATAACCGACAATAATGCAATTTCTCCCGATGGAACTCAAAACGCAAGTTATATTCAACAAACAACCGGGGGGGCTATTGTAAGTTTAATATCTCCCGTGGTGACTGTGGCATCTGCGCAGCCGCAATCCGTTAGCTTTTATGCAAAGGCAGGGCAAGTAACAAGCGTGACGCTTCAATTTGGAACTCCGGCTTTATGGGTTGGCAGTACAAGGGTTCGTTTTACGATTGACCTATTGACGGGTGGTATTTCAATAATTTCAGGCACGGGAACTGCGTCCTCTGTGGCCGTTGGAAATGGTTGGTATAAGTATTCTGTTGTAACTGCCGCAACCGTTGCGAGTGGTACAACGTCTATTCAAACAGTAACAAACACGGTTTTTTCTCCAAATAGCGGAGATGGATTTTATTTGTGGGGCGTTCAATGGGAACAAAATACTTCAACTCCTACCTCCTACATCCCCACCACTACTGGCTCTGTCACCCGCAACGCAGATGTTATTTCTTTGACTGGTGTTGCTGGGTTGATTGGACAGACGGAGGGGACGCTTTATGCGGAGGTGGATGTGAGAAATACTATTTCAAGGGTTGCGTCCATCTTGCAATTAAGGCAGGATGGAAATAATCAAATTACACTTGGTATTACAACTGCATTTGGTGGTACTAATACAATAGCGGCAAGAGCGCAACAGGCTGGCTCATTTGTTGTTGGATTCTTCCAACCAAACAATGCAGCAGGCATCTATAAAATAGCGTTTGCGTATAAAAGCACGGATTGCAAGTTGTATATAAATGGAACTGATTCAGGCGTTACTATATCTCTAAACAATGCATTTACTGCGTTTAGTTTTAATGAAATTCAGTTAGGAATGAGCAATTCGGCAAATCAATTTAACGACCGCATCCGTGCAGTATCAATCTACCAAACTAGACTCCCGAACACCACAACAGACGGCTCACCTTCACTTCAATCAATAACCACTTTGTAAGATGGACTTCCCTATCTCCGAAACCATTACCGCAGTCGTAGCAGCCGTTGTAGGCTGGATCACCGGTGGTAAAGTACAGAAAGAATCCGCAGAGATTCAAAACGCCAAAGAAATTATGGCGATGTGGAAAGAAACCGCAGAAGCCCATAAAGAGGAGATAGAAGCCCTACGCAAGGAGATTACCTCCCTGCGAGAGAAACTCGACGAGATGGAGAACCACATCCGTAAGATCGAGGCAGAGAACTTTGAGCTGAAAAAACAACTCGGCAAAGGACTATGAACCTGGACAACCTGTCAATACCCGATAAGGTAAAGCAGGAGCTGTGGTCCGTGATGTCTAAGTTCGGGATAAGAACCGCCGAACGACTCGCTCACTTCCTAGGGCAATGCCACCACGAATCGGGTGGCTTTACCAAAGTCCGGGAGAACCTCAACTACTCCGAGAAAGCACTCCTCAAGACCTTCCCCAAGTACTTCAAAGGGAAGGACCCTAAGCCTTATGTCAAGAACCCCGAAGCGTTAGCCAACTATGTCTACGCCAATAGGGGTGGGAATGGCTCAGAAGCCTCTGGAGACGGTTGGAGACACCGAGGTAGGGGTTACATCCAACTAACGCTCAAAAGTAATTACAAAGCCTTTGATGCCTTCACAGACGAAGACATCTTAGCGAACCCCGACCTGGTAGCGACCAAGTACCCCCTGCTCTCAGCAGCTTGGTTCTGGGATGTGAACCGGATCAACAACCTGGCAGATGCCGGCACGGACTTTGATGACATCGCTAGAGTCACCAAGAAGGTCAACGGAGGCCACCATGGCCTACACGAAAGGGTCATCCTAACACATCGCTACCTTTCTGAACTCTCTTCTACGGGAACTTAACCAACCATTGGTTGGTTATTGTATTGACTAAACGACAATACAATGTTTAACGAAGAAGACGACTTGTTGCCCGAAGAGATGGATCTCATTGAGCAGGAGGAGGACGATGATGACGATTTTGACGCCATTGACGAAGAATGGTTCAAGAAGCTCGAAAACATGGAAGTCCCTGCCTGTAACATGGATAATCCCGATGAGTGCCTAAACTGCGGATCATGAATCGCGTAGACAAAGCCAAGATGCCCTGCAACAGCCCTCGTCCTTCTACCAAGACTGGGAAGAAGAAGATGGTGAAAGCCTGTTCTGGTGGCAAGGAGAAACTTATCCATTATGGCGCCGAAGGATACGGCCATAATTATAGCCCTGCAGCTCGTAAGTCATTCCGGGCAAGACATAGTTGCGATACAGCCACTGACAAGCTAAGCGCTCGTCATTGGGCCTGTAAAGACCTCTGGGCTGGACCCGGGGGCAGTAAGAAAGCATCACCAAGCAACAGAAAAGGCAAGTACTAATGAAGTGTTCCTCCTCCTGTAAGTGCAAGTCTTGCTCCTCAAAGAGCAAGAGCGCTCGTTACTATGCAGCAAACCCTGAAGCTAGGGAGAAGAAGAAAGAGTACGACACCAAGTACCACGCCACTCCTGAGCGGATTAAGTACCGCACAGAGCTGGGTAAGAAGAACCGCGAGATGGGTAGCAAGAAGGGCGATGGCAAGGACGTGTCCCACACCAAGAACGGAGGCTTCGTCCTGGAGGCTGCTTCCAAGAACCGGGCTAGAAACCGAGGGAAAAAATGAAAGACGCCTGCTACCACAAAGTCAAAGCACAGTACGATGTATTCCCGTCTGCCAGGGCTAGTCAGGCCATTGCCAAATGCCGCAAGGGTTCTGGCTCGGTCCGTAAGACCGAAAAAGGTACTGAGCTGAAGAGATGGCAGAGCGAGAAATGGGTGGACCAGAAGACCGGTAAAGCCTGTGGTGCCGGTGGGAAGAACGAGTACTGCCGTCCCACGAAACGAGTATCCGAGAAAACCCCTAAGACTGCTTCAGAGATGTCTTCGGCCGAGAAGCGGAGGAAGATCTCAGAGAAGGAGCGTGTCGGTATGGGGGCAAGAGTAAAGCCAATTAAACGCAAGTAATATGCCACTCAAGAAAGCCAGAGGAAAAGGAGAGAAAGCCATTCAGAAGGCTGTATCTGCCAACATTCAAGAACTCACTCGGGCCAACCGGGAGAAGCCTGCCGGTAAGAAACGTAGTGAAAAACAAATTGCAGCAATCGCCTACTCAGCTGCCAGAAAGAAATGACCCTAGACTCCAACTCCAAGCACTACCTGGTCCACGCATTGTGGATTGTCATACTCCTGTTCTCCCTACAAACCTGCATGCAGGAGAGAGAGCGCAGGAAGGAAAAAGAAGCCTTCCTAGAAGCCGTCCAGGACAGCGCTGTGCATTACAAGAAGGTTGGTGATGACCTATACGCCCAGAACGCTCTACGGAGCCTCACAATCGACGAACTCAAGCGTAGCAATATCAAGGGTAAGGCAGAGGTAAAGAAGCTCACCAAGAGGCTCTCTGAGGCTAAAGCGTTTGTTGACATCCTGGTGGTCCATGATACGATACGAGACGTAATTGTACGCAATGACACGATTCCCGGCGATTTCTCCTACTGGGACTCTTGCTTGGCCCTGTCCGTGGCAAACGATAGCATCACCTACCAGTTGGCTCCCTTGAGCCTACAGCTCGTTCAGCACCGGTATGGTGACTTGGTGATTGCTTCAGCAAAGGTCGATGGCTGCGGTGTAGTCACAAAGATCTCCGGGTTCTCTGTTGCCCCTCCAAAAAAGAAGTGGTACGAAAATCCCGTACTAGTGGGGATACTCGGCTTTACGGCCGGAGCATTGGCTATTTCACGATAGTGAAAGAGAGGTCAACTTGAATGCCTAAGACATGAGCCAAAGCCATTACTTCCTTTTGAGAAGCATAGCTTGGGGTTCTCTCGAAGTACGGCTCTGCCATGTACTTGCGGATACGATCGTAGTCTATCTCGTTCTCCTCACAGACCTTCTTTAGAGAGGTCTGTTTCCTTTTAATCTGTAGCTTAATTACCGCCCTAAGGCGGCTATTGCTCCTCAGTATGCAGTACTTGAAGGAGCGAATGTTTATTGGTTCGCTCATTTCTTCCTGTTGGACTTCAGCAGGATGTCGACGATTTCGCTTTTCTCGTTTTCGCTAATGATGTCGAAAGTTGACAGAGTCTCAAGGTAGTCCATGGCTTCTTGTTCGTCCTTTATGGCATTGAACTCGTCGGCGACAAAGTTGACCCTTTTTGTGCTAGGCATTTTCTTTATCTCCAGGAACTCCTTTGGCAACGCATTCTCGTAGACCTTTTTGTCAAAGTCATCTTGAATCTGTCGAACCAGCTCCTCGGCCTTGTCGTACTTGGTTGCTCCGGATTGCAAGGAGATAAGTCTCGCTATAGCCGCGTCCTTTTCGGACTCTGTAGTCGCTTCTGAGTACTGCCTGGCAATAATTGATGTAGCGCTCTTGTACTCACTCTTCTGCTTGGATTCAAACTTTTGCTTTTCCGTTGGAGATAGCTTTTCCATCAACAATGGATCCGTGGACATCGCCTTTTGGAACAGCTTCTCTTTCGCCTTGTTCTCGCTTATGAATCCGCTAAGCCTAGCCACTCGCTCCATCGTTGTAAAGCTGTCAGATAGGAACCCGTCGCTCATTTGTACGGCAAGCATCCTAGACCTTTCGGTTGGCAGTCCTGTAAGCGCTTGGATGCCTTGTGTGGTCCCTCTTAGGTTCTCGTCATCGTAGTATGACCTTATTGCGTCACTGATGTTTCTCAGCTTTATGCTAACCGAAGGCACAGACTCTATGAGTTCAGGGGTGATGTCCAAAGCCATCCTCACCTTTGAGGCATCCTGTTCGGCCTCGACTAGTTGGTACCCGGTCTTGAGAATCGCAGAGCCTATTGCTCCATAAAGGCCAAACGACTTGGTTGCATCAACGGCCAGATCCAAAGCAACTCTCCTCACCCTCTTGTCTCCCCTCAGTTTCTTTAGCTCTTCGTCTTCGTCGTCACCTTCAAATATTGACTCAAAGAGTGGTCTCAATAGCCTAAAGGCAACCGAAGACCCAATAGCAGACCACATAAACACGTTCATGTTTTGTACTAAGTCGCCTTCTCCTCTCTGAATCCTTTTGACGGCCATTATTGCTTGTCGGTGGAGCTGAGGCACGATGGTGGCAAAAGAGTAAAGAGTTGTCCTGTGCCTTGATTCAGCAGAACTCATCATTTCTTCATTCTTTGTTTGCAGAAACGACTCAGCTAAATCCATAGTCTTTTCTTCAGCGTAATCTCTCGCCTCTTGAACCGTCATTGTTTTTCTTGCATTTTCATATTCCCTGACGTATATGGGCAAGGACAACATTATCGACGCGGCATCAAAATACGCGGAAGGTGCGGCACCAAGAGATATTAATGCTTTATTAAACTGACTCACATAGGTAGAGAAACCCCTATCGTCCGATGGTATGGATTTCACAATTGCGGCTGCATCAATTCTTGACCCAAGTCTCTCTTGCAACAAGAGTCCCGACTTCAATGAAACAAACGAATCTCTAAGATCCGCTTTTCCACTTATCAGCATCGATAGCCCATCTAAGTAGTTGGTAATACCGTATGAAAGGATTGGGCCAGGGAAAGAAGCAAGTTGAGAAAATGCTGACCCAAAATTAAAAAACATTTGTAGTCCAAGACCTAAATTGAGCCATTTACCCAGAGCCCCTTCAGATGTCTTCCTCATTAACCAAGAGTCTTGCTGACGAGAGGTGATGTACCTGCCAATGTTTTCCCTTAATTCCTCTGTAGTGTTCTTCCCGAAATAAGACGAGATTAAGTCGGAGTTCTCTTTGTTGAAGACGGCCTGAAATCTCTTCAGTATTGGCAGTTTAGCTGCCGTGTTACTCATCGAATCAAAGTACTCGCCGAGTTGTGCGTCGTAGCTCTTTACCTTTACCTTACCGCCGGAAACCCTTTCAATCATAAAGCGGGACATAGCACTAACCGCATTTGTGCTCAGACCCTCGTCAAGAAGAGCGTCGACGTCTGGAACCTGATTATTCATTTCAGACTCGACACTTGATGGGAAGTACTCTATCTCGGATGGAACCGAGTTGTTGTAGATCCTGTTGAGTATTTCGCCAATGAAGTCGTCGTTTTTGTATGCAGACAAGTTGAGCGTTCTTGGATTTAGCAGTTCGGAGCTTATGTTGTTCTCCTCCATGACCCGTGCAGCCGTTTGAGCAGCTCGCTTTATTAGAGCCTGGTCATTATTCATTAACTCCCGAATGTCATCGTTCTCCTTTAGATTAACGAAGTCAACAATGTCCCTCATGGACTGTTCGCTTAGCCCAATCTTTCTTTCGCCTTTGCCGTCCTTCTTCAAGAAGTGCGGGTCCTTCATAAGTTGATAAAAGAACAAGACGTTATTGATATTCAACTTTGTTATTTCTTTTCCATTCTCGTCTTTAATGACGAGCTTCTCGCCATTAATCATTGGCGTTGAAAGCATGCGTCTTGTGTATGCGAATCGGTTTCCAAACAATCCAGTTATTACGTTGCCCCTATTCTTGTTGAGCTCTGCATTAAGCCTTTTCTTTTGAAATGTTCCGGCCTTAACTTGATCCTGGAGCCTGTTGAAGAAGTCAATAGTTTCCTGTGAAGGAGTTTTGCCCTTTAGCTTGTCTAGGAGGTAAATCAGCCCCCCACCAACGGTGGTTCGGTAAAAGCTACCTTTGCCGCGCTTTACGTTGTTCGGATTTGGAGCCGTTGTGGTTCCTCCAAATGTGGTCCTCTTATCAAACATGGATGACAGAATGTCAAACTCTTCAACAGAGTCCACAATGATTTCTCCATTATTGATGCTGACCTGGTTGGAGTTGTTTCCCTTGTTTTGCGACAAGAACTCCCTGGCCTCGTTTGCGTCCTTGAACTCAACGACAGACCTTTCGTTTTGGTTTGTTATAGCACTTTTTGCGTTCTTCTCGTCTGCTGCTTTTTGAGCAGCCAAAGACTCAATTAGCTGTCCTTGGTTTATTCGGCCATCCTTGTAGGTCTGTGCGGCTATCTCATTGTAGGACAAGAGTTGCTCGTCGCTGAGTTTTTTTACACCTCCAAGGGCCTCGATTTCTTCCCTTATTCCAATAAGGATGTCAGAGCTGGACTTGTCAAGCTTTCGTTCCGTCGTTAAGGACGAGATTTGCTTGAATATCTTCTGATCGCTTAGGAGCTTTGTTAGGTTACCCTGGAGCGTCGCTCTTGCATCTTGAAGTTCTTTGTCAAGGAGAGCCTTTTTTGCTTTCTGTAGCCCTGAATAAACCTTTGGGTAAGCCTTGACCACCTCTTTCGCCCAGACTTGCTTAGCAGCTGATAAAACAGCTGCTTCGTTAAATCCTTCAATAAGGTTGGAGGTCTTTTCGAGGAAGCCTTTGAAGGTCACCATGCCGTTATCAAGCTCTAACTTGATGTACTTGGCTAAAGCCTTTAGGAAGGCGATGTCTTCTTTTGAGTTACCCTCTGGGTCAAATGCAATGCCCATCTTCTTGAGTCCGTCAAAGTACTTCTTTGCTGTCTCACGAAACTCTTTGCGTTGCTCTGCAATGGTTTTTGCTGGCTTTGCTTCGGGAGTTTGTCCGAGTAGCTCGTCTACAGCATTTATCAATTCAGGGTTAGATCCATCTGCTTTGGCTTTGTGGTAGGCGTTAGAAATTGATTTTGCCCAAAATCGAACTCCGTCCTTTTTTAATTTCTTGGAAGGCCTTATCACTTCGCCATCTTTTGACGCAATGTCATAGGCTATTGTCGCTATTCCTACGCCTTTTTTGCTAGTATACGATTCTTCTGACGAAAAGCTGCCATCGCTATTTCTTTTAAATTCAAAGGAGCCAACCTCCTCACCATTTGTGTTTTTTATTGTGACAAAAAACGTTTTGTTTGCAGACAGCTTTGTTTTTGAGACTTGATATATGTCGCCATTCTTGTCGGTCATATAGGTTTTCCCGTCACTCCCTTCATTGAAAGATGAAAGCCCTGATTGAGGCCAGGATATGTCTCCATAATCAACGTTTATTGCCGTTGGCGTTTCCTCGCCGCTTTCTAAACGAAATTTGTCAGATGCCAGTCCCTCCAACGCCTTCGCGGTAGCCTCTACCCTCGCCTCAGGCTGGGCCTTCGGTCTTCCCTTCATCACCTCGATCGACTTCTCTCCGTTCTCTACAGCTTGTAGTATCCTGTTGTATCCATCAATCACTTCTCCGTTGGATGAAACGATAGGTGGTACAGCTGCAGTAGTACCTGCAGTCTCTCTCATCTCGCCTGCGGCGATGTATTCTTCCAAAGATGGATCGTTCTTCCGTAGTTCGTCAATGCTTGCTGTTTCCCGAGTGTAGTCTTCTGACGCAATCCTCCTAAGAGTAAAGTCGGAGAAGCCTTGGTCTGACTGCATCTCTGAAGCCATCCTGGCAACATCTTCGCCGGTCTCAACCTTAGTACCTGGTTGCGCTTGTCTCAAATAGCTTGACACGTCTACCTCTTGTTTTGCCTTAGCAGTAGGTATACGAACATGAGCCTCGTTTCCGAAAGTGTCATCGATCTGCAATTCTTCTACGGGAACATTGAGTTTAACAATGGCCTTCCCATATCCTTCTGCTTGCCCAGTTTCTTTAGTTGAAAAGAACACCCCATCTTCTAGACCGGTCATTTTGCCCGATTCTTCAATTTGGCTTTTTTTCTCAGAGCTAGTCCTATGATAGACTGTGACCATCCCGTTTTCGTCTATCTCTGCGCCATTGTTGGATAGTTCTTCCAAAAGGTCTTGTGCATTAAGCAGCGCGTCTCCACTTAATCTTTTTGACAAACCAACACCCTCAGCCGATTTTGGCTGGGCTTGTGGAGCGCGGACCATGTCGACTCCTTCTCCTGGATTTTCGTCAAGATATTCCAGTAGCGATTTTTCGCTTGAGAAGTCTCCGCCAAAAGCATCATTTAAGTCAATTGTAAACCCGAATTTCTTGTAAAAAGAAACCAGCTTAGACGGAGACATGGCCTTAGTTCCGAATGGGCTTGCATACAAGGTCAACTTTGTTCCAAGTTCATCCGCGGCAGACGTAATGTCAGACATGACCTCGGATCCAACACCTTTGCCAGTGTCATCTATCGCCATTATGGACCTTAATGCAACCTCATTTCTGTCTCCTTTGTCAAATCGGTCAAACTCAACAAGGGCCTTGCCGTTGTAAACGAATCCATCACCAAAAAACGGAATCTCCAATCCGCCCAAAGAAGACAGCCTGTTTAGAAACCGGTTTAAAACTTTGTCATTTGAAAAATCACGCTCTTCAACTTCTTGTGCTACGACCTTTGTCTCTTTTGCTTTTTCGGACTTGTTGTAGTCATCAACGAGTTTTTCAATCGCTTCTTCCTTTGTGCTTCCAAGGATTCCCTTAAATGGATTTGTTGCTGTTCCCGGACCAAACATTGTCTCCGTATTCATCCAGAATTGAATGCTTCTGTCGTACCATAGTCTCCCAATAACGCGATCGCCAAGACGAACCTCCCATTCTGCGTCGAATTTGAAATCTTCCCCTTTGACTACCTTGACATCTTTAACACTAATGTCTCCTTCCTGCGGGATAGATGCTTCCTCTTTGGTCAATCCGGAATCGGCAAATTTGGCGCCCAAATACTGCTCAAACTTCGCCTTACCCCAGTCTCCATCAATCCTTGAACTGATGTAATCCGATGCAGCCTTAACGGCCTGGGCAAGGCTTTGCCCGGCGTCAATAGCGAGTATGGCTGTATCAATAGCTGTGTTCCATACGGCCTTGCTGATTGGCACAATACCAAAGGTCAAGTCGATGTTTGCTCTGCCTCCTGGCTTCGCTTCCAAAGCGCGAAGTGTCTCCTTCAGCTTGTCCAATATCGCCTTACCCTCATCGGCCTTCTGCTGTTCTGTCTTCCTTGTTTTTTTGCCAGTAGCAGGAGGGGTTTCCCCCTCCTGTGCTACAGCGGGAGGAGTTACTTGCCCTTCTTGGCGCCCTTCTTCTTGAGGAACGGGGGTAACATCTTCTCCTTGGCCTCTCCCTTCTTGGGGGGCATTGGTTTCTTGCCGTACATCTTGTTCGGTTTGAGGTTCTACTCCGACAGCTGCAGGTGTCGTTCCTGTTTCCGCAATATTGGGGAAAATCTTTACGAGTCGTTTAACTGGAACAACGCGCTGTATTGTGCTTAGGAGAGCCCCCTCTGGGACTGTACCAATTTGGCGCTGAGACTCAGCAATAGCAATATCCAAAGCCAACTCCTGATCGTCAACCTGTATCTCATTGCCAGACTGAGCGTCACGCAATACGACAGACGTCAAGTTTCCATCTTCGCTAAAGTTGGAAGATACGTACTCCATGTTTGTAAATGGAGTGCTCGGAGATACATCGTCTCCAAGTTTTAGCAAGCCTTGCTGGGCCTTGTACTCTCCGTTCTTCTGACGCTTCATTTCAGCCTCAGAAACGAATTGGTACTTTAAGCCGGTTCTTGACTGGGTAATGGGGACCTTGGTAAGGACGAGGAATCCTCGTTCTCCGGTCTGAGGGTTGGTGACTGGGGTTCCGAAGAATCGGTCTGTGGAGACTTTTTGCGGTAACCCTGGTTTAGCAAATCTGACAACACCCTTAACCTGTCTTGCTTTTCCAGTTTGCTCAGTAGTAGTAATTGTTGCGAATTCATAGTCTAATAGGTTGTCAATTTGTAACTCAATTAACTGAGAAAGAGATTGCTTTTCTGCCTCAGATAGGTTTTCGGACTCTAAGATACGAGTTTGTTCGTCAATCATCTGCTCGGCTACAGCCTCAATCTCGGCCATGTCGATTTCCTCGGCATTGGTCATCCTTTGAGTCAACGGATTAAGGATTGGATCAATTCTTTCAGAGATGACGTTTAAGACGTTTTGGTCTGATTCCGGTATCTGTAGCTCAATGCCTTGAGAAGTCTCGACAGGGGCCACCTGTGTGGCTGTGCCGGCGTCTGTCCGTTCCTGCTCCTCTTTGTAAATCTGGTCGATCTCTCCCTGAAGCTTGGTAATCTTCTTTTCAATAGTTTCTCGCTGTGAAGGCGATGTGCGATTGTTTATTTGACCATCAAGCCTGTCAATCTCAAGCATGTTATCAGCCACCTTCCTGGCATTGATGTCATCGAATTCTTGCGGTATCGACTCGTAAACATTCGACACCTTTTTTAAACGATCGGTGTTCTTCTTGTAAGACTCTCCCTTGAACTTGTCTTTGTTCTCCTCGAACAAGTCCATGACTGAATCTATGTCGCCCTTTCTCCCCACATGGTGATACAAGTCCTCTTTGAACCTAGCCCCGTTTGAAATAAATCCTACACCGGCCAAGGGCGTTACCGCTATGGCTGTGTTTACGACGATGTCTTTGTAGTCAGAAAGCTCTGCCGGCCTGGGAGCAAATTGCTCCGACTGCTCAAGACCAGCCATTTGGTTTCGAACGGACTCATTAATGGCCTCTTGGGCCACTTGGTCGATAATCTCTTCGGTTATCTCAACGCCTTGAGCCGCAGCGAAAGCCTTACTGGCCTGGTAGGCTCCACGAATGGCTACCTCAAGCCCCTTGCCTGAAGCCAAAGCCCTTACGGCGTTGTCCGCAAAAGACTTGGCCATTCCCAACTTAACAAACTTGTTAATGGGCACTACGTTCTCAATTAATCCAGTCTTCAAGGAAGCCATGCCAGCTAATGCGGCCCGTGTTTGCGGGTCTATTTTAGCACCGGTTTCAATAGCGGCCCTGTCTATCTCGTTGGCGTATTCGTCGTAAGTCGTTGCGGTAGTTCCAATTGTAGCCAAAGCCGTTTGTGCGACACGCCCGTAAGGCGTAGAAAACGCTGCAATAGCAGGGATCATATTGAGACCTTGCTCAAAGATGAAACCAACGGCGTTGCCAACGCCTCCAGTAAAGCCTCCCTTTTTAGAGTCATACGGAGCTTTAAATGCAGCCATACGCGGGTCCTTGGTTGACATCTGACTGTCCATTAACCCGGACTTCATCTTGTCGCCAATCCCGGTAGCACCAAGGGTGCTAAACAAGTCCGCAGCCACATAGCCAAGACCAGCCCCGAAACGTGAAAGCGATAAAGCTGCCTTCCCAAAGAAATTGGTCTCTTCAATGTCTTGCGCTTCCTTGTTCGCTTCCTCGTTTAATTGGTTGAGCTCTTGCCCGTATTGATTGACTTGCTCAAGAAGCGGACTCGCCACTTGAAGTACTTGTTCGAATTCTCCAAACAACGATTCGTATTGACTGCCGATTTCCTCAGCGCTCTGCCTTGTTTGATTGTAAGACTGCTCATCTCCCATTGCTTCGTAATACTTCATCTTACCAAAAAGAGAAGTCAATTCTTGCCCTAAAATCTCTCTGTCTTGCTGCAACTGAGGGTCTGAAGATTTAGCCATAAAGTCGTTCCAAGAAAGCGGGGCGTCTGGGTATAGGTCGTTGTATTGCTCTTCAGCAAACCTCAAGTTTACGTCTAACGCGTTTCTTAGCGCAGAAGTCCTCGCCAACTTGGACTCTGATCCGACAGCTCCCTCTTGTGCCACGGAAGTGAAGTAGTCGCGAATGGATTCTACGTCCTTCTTTCCTTTTGTGAAATCAAGGATTTGCTGACCTTCAAGGGTATTTGAAAAGGTGGTTGGTAGGAACTCAATGTCTTCTGCCGGTCTTTGCGGAGCAGCCATTTCTCCACCAACAAAGCCTCCAGTAAAGGGAGGCAGCATTGGTTCCTCAAGACCACTTCTCCCGCGTTGTGGAGCCACAGCGGTCCTAGATAAAGGCTCCGCTGTCTTTAAGTCTTCAAGAAGGTTCCCAGTTCTTTTGGCTATTCTGCCGACCTGGCCGTCAAAGATGACGTCGTCCTTGTACTGTGGGTTGTCTGTGATCCATGCTTGGACAAGTGAAACATCGTCAATGTTTGCAGCGTCTTGGCCAAGGTCTTGTCGCAATGCGCTTGCAAGGTCTCTGTATTTTATTTTTGGCACGGCTATTTTTTATTTACGCCCCTCGACTTCATTAATTGCTCGACTGCACTCATTTTTTGAGCTTGACGCTTTGTTGGAGCAATGCTCGCTCCTTTTGACATCAGTAGTTGTTCTGCTCTGTCATCCGGAAGAACGACGTATACCGCTTCGTCTTCGCCGCCTTGAGCCCTTAGATCTGCCTCAAACTTCTTGAGGTATTCAACCGTCCTCTTGGCTTCTGCAACCATTTCCTGATTGCTCATATTGGCTTTTCTTTTTTTGAACAAGTTAAGCTTTTCTTGGTCAACCGCCTTTTTTATTGCAGCCTCTTCTAATTTCGGCTTGGCTGCAAATCCGGCACCAACAAAAGCTGTTCCTTCGATCCTAGAAGCGTTGGGGTCGTCAGCGCTAGTTACAGGAATCTTCTTGCCTTGCGCATTCGTATAGTATGGCATTTTCCTAACCTCGGTAACCGTCGGGTTAGACTGAATGACTTGCCCAGAATTGTTTACTGCGGGAGACATTAAGCCCTCCATCTTCACTGGGGAAGAAAGCTTGAGCGGTTGTCCCGACGTTAGCAAAGTTGGATCAGTGAGACCCGTCGTTGTACCCCTAACGTCCTCTGGTCTTGTTGTAACTCCGGCTACAGAACCAATAATCTCATCCAACCTTTGGAGTTTGTAAACATTGTCTGGATCGTTCATGAGTTGCTCACGCTTTGCCTCAAGTTGCTTAATCAAGCTTTCTTGATCCTTCCTGAACGACGCAGATTGAGCGGCACCATACTGCCGCCCTTGCTCCCCTAGTACTCCTCTGATTTTTGGCTCAAGGCCAGAGATTTCTTTAAGGAAAACTTTTTCAAGCCTCTTTTCTTCTTGTTCGGCCAACTTCAGTTCACGATCGGTCGCATAATCAAGGCGCTGTTGCTGCTGATAGGCCAAATTCGCTTCCCTTTCTACAAGTGCTGTCTGTGCAGCACCGGTAGAGATGGCCCTGGCTTGCTGTTGTAAGCCTTGTACGCGCTTACGAAACTCTTGGTTCAACGCAAAGCTCTCAGGTACGGACATGTCCACCTTGCTGGGGTCGATGCCGAACTCGGCGGCTTTGTTTACGAACTGATTCAGCTCGTCTACGCCGGCAAAGAACTGCGCTCTTGACTGCTCGTCAGCCATGGCCATGACATTGGGGTTCAATCCAAATTGTCCTTCACTGACCATCTCCATAGGCTGCATGGCAGCCCTGGACATCGGGTTAGCAGTGGCAGCACTGACGCCTTGGTTCATCCGAAATACCGGCACCTGAAATCCAAGACCAGCGGTCTGCTGGGCTACTCTAGGGGTAAGTTCAACGGCCATTATCGTCTTCTAAAAACTGGGCTTTGCGTTTGCATGTATGGGACATAAGACTGCTCTACGCCTTGATTCAAATAAGAATTAGGGCTGTAAAACCCAGGAAATCCCAATCTTGAAAACATTTGCGTTTCAAGAGGGTTTGCGTATCTAGGGGTTTCCGTCATTGCCGCTGGCTCTTCAGCCATTGGTGTGGGCGTATTCTTCAGCGCGTTGTACATCCGGAAGTTCTGAATGTATTGCGGGATGTCCGCAACGGAAGCACCAGCTGCAGCACCAATGTTGGCTCTCTGCTGAGCGACGTCAGCCTCTAAGCCTTCCCTTTGACGGATGTAGTCCTGGAAACCGAGTTGGTAATCCATGGCTTCCAAGTTCCTCTGCTGTTGCATCTCCTGGTTTCTCATGTTAATCAACTGGTCCAGCTCAGCTCGGTTCCTTGTCTGCATGTTCATATCGGTAAGCAAGCCCTGCCTCTGCTGTGCAGCGGCATTCGAACTCACTCCCTGCATGTAGGCTAAGCCTGCTCCACCACCCAGTCCTGCAGCGATCTGACGACCACGCTCCATTTGCCTGGCAGTCTGCTCATCGGCAGCTCTCTGATAACCCATCATGGGTTGGTCAGCCAATTGTTGCTGTTGGGCGATTCTTTGGCTCAGGAGAGGGTTTTGACGGAAAGCGGGCAGAGAAGGTCGCTGAAGACCAGAAAGTCTTTCCTGGGCCCTCTTACGAGCTTGATTGGCCACTAGGGCCGATATAAGGTTGCCACCAATGTTGGCCCCCATTGACACATACGGGTTCACGCCCATACGGGCTTGTACTGATTTAGCAAGTAACTCGTCAATTGTCATCGTTAAAGAAATTTGAGGTATTCGGTCCTATTAGGCATAACATTCTTGCGCATATTTTGTATCTCGGAAAGATAAGCGTCCTGCCTGGCAGAGGCCATGGCTTCAGAAATGGCTTGGTTACGATCGGCCATCTCGGAGGCATACATCTGACCATACTCCTCCTCGGCTTGAGCTTCAGCATCCGCTTGTGCTCCACCTCCGAAGAGCGATCCAGCGGCTCCTCCCAAGGCACTACCAACTGATGCCCCTACTGCCGTGCCAAGCCCGGGAATAACGCTTCCAGCAATAGCTCCTAGGGTTCCACCAATAGCTGTAGCCCAAGGCGTAGCAGCTTGCTGCTTCTCTTGCTTGGCTTTAGCCCCTGCCTCCTCAATGTAGGAGAACTTGTTGGGCATCATGACGGGGTTGTATAGACTTGGATCCATTACCTGAAGACTTTTCTAAATTGGTTGACGGCAGAGCGAAGGTTGATGCCGGTTGACGTGTTGCTAAACCACAGATTAATTGTGTGGTAAGCCCCTACCAGCCTCTTTCCAGCGCTCTCACGAATGACGTTTGTGCTACTCATGCCGAGTCTCGATACGATACCAGTGGTTTGATTGTTGGTGCTTGATGGCGTAAGTCCAGCGCTGTCGTTGTAAGCAGTTATGTTGAACTGGCTGAATAACGACCGACTATTAATACCAACAACATCAAGGACTTTTGGTTCATTCAAGTTCTTGTTGAAAACGTACTCGATGTTTGCGTCAACGGTTTTTAAATGGTTTCCGGTTAGAAGTGAAAGATAGCTGTTGCCACCTTTCCATTTATTAATGTGGATGTCGATAACTTCGTGGCTCGACTGTCCGCTATGCGTCTGAATCATGTAGGTGCTGCCGTTCAAGTCAAAGACGTACAACGGTCTGTTTCCTATTTTACCTCCATGGCCATTGTCCTGCACGTCCCAATCAAGGTTAGACATAAATGCGTCTAACTTGACGCCATACGACAGCCACTTAATGACTTCCTGGTTCTCAAAGTTGTCGTCACTAGGTAAAGCCCCCATAATGTACAAGACCTTGTCAACGCGGTCGTATGACATCTGAATCGTGTGCTCAAGCCAAGGAACGTAGGTCTCCGAGAAGTTCTCCCGGAAGTACTGCTCCATCCTTGACAGCGACACAATCTTGGCGCCATCCAATAGGTTTATGAGGACACCACGCTTGGTGTCCAAAGCGTAAACTCCGTTCTCCGTTGGAATCATGCATCGAAGCAGCTCGACGCCATAGTTCGTTGTCAGATACTTTGGAGGGGTGTTGTCGCTGATGTAGGTTCCACCCTGTACGGCCAACGTAGAGTTGTCCTGAAGCGTTGTGAGCGACTTGTTGACATACAGCAGAGAGATAGAGTCGTCCTGGCCAATGATGGGCTCTCCATCGTTGAGAAGAGCAATCTTGGTGACCTTGCCGTACTTCTCGTCCATGTCAAAGAAGTTCAATGCCCTGAACCTCGAGAAGCCATCCTGGTTAAGGTCTGCGCTACGCACATCTGAGTAGATGAGTCTGGCAGGGTAGTTCTGTGATACAGATGTCAACCGGTTCTCGGAGAAGAACTTCTTAGGGAAGTTCTCAATGGAGTAGCCGAAGTTGTAGTTGTAGAATGCGTCTGCTTGGTAATCGCCAACGCTACTAGCGTTTGGAGCGGTCCTGTTGTAGTACGGGAAGCGATTTTTATCTGAATTGTAGAACGCATTGGCTTCACCTTCGGTGTACATCTCGATGTACTCCGGGCTGGTTTTTGCTCCAGTCTTAAACACGCGTTGAGTGAATCCTCCCGCAGTTTGTGCATATTCGCACATACCCCTAAAATCAAAGTCAAGCCCACCGATGCCACTGGCGGTTGGTAAATAATATCCGGGCACATTGTACTCGTCGTTGACCTTGTATCGGTACTTTGAAATAAAACAATCTCCACCCCAGACATCAAGTGCGATCCTTTGACTTGTTCCGGTTACCGGAGCATAAGCTCCCGTATGGATATACTCTTGAATCCTATTGGCATCACCATACCTTCCGTCAGGCTTTCCGGCACGGAAGTTAGCCACATACAGGGCTTGCTGCATGTCGTCTGCAGGGCTTGAGTACTGCGTAAATGTTGGAGTTCCCGTTGAATAAACAAATTCAGCTCCACAATCAACATTTTCTATAGGCGCGTAATTTAGGTCAGGCCCATCACGAAGAAGAAGTGGATAAGAAGGGACTAATCCTACGTTTTCAGTTCGATTAGACCCCAACCAGGTCACGTTCATTAATGGGTTTCCGTAAATAAGCCCATTCCTTAGCTGCCTGGTACCGCCTGTTGGATTGTACTGATTCAAGTATTGAGCGAAAGCAATGCTCGCAAAAGTGTTAACCCTTCCGGTATTTGTAGTATCCCTAGGTATGTAACCAAATTGCCCAGCACTCAATGGGCAATAGTTTGCCGTGATTAGGTATAGCGGATCGTCCAAGAACTGATCAAGGCTAATAACTGTAGTTCTTTGAGCTTCAATATTGGTTGAGTACAGGTTGGCAGTGCCAACGTCACTCATGTCTATGGACGAGTTCTTCTGCTGAGCAGTTAAGTCTGTTCCGGCTATCAGGTAATTGACGGAGCTTCTTCCGTCACCAACGCTAGCGCCATTAGATGACGCAAACTCTGTGGTATTCAATAAGATCTTTGAATTACCCTTTGTTACCGGTATCAACAATTCAGTTGTTGAGAGAGAAGATAAATCCAAAAGAGTTCTTGTGTAATAGGCGTAATTTAGTCCGCCACTAGCAAGGCTTCCAGTTACGTCGGCTGCCTTCTGAGATCCCACAAAAGAAGCGGTTTGTATTCCGTTTGCTTGAAGGAAAGACTCTTGTATCTTGCGCCTATAGGTGTCGTCGTAGTTTCCGCTAACCCCAGAAGACCTTTGAGTCTTCATATTGATATAGCTATTCGGATACCAGTGCAAGCTATGACTAAGACATGAGTACACCCTAGCCTCAACGTATCCTGAAGGATATGTTATAGACATTCCGCTAACAGTTACCGTTGACGTCGTCGTCGTTGGCGTAAGCGAAGACAATATGAACCCACATACATCAACGATGTCCACTTTCATCGTGACTAGCTCTGGCGTCTTTATGAGAGGCGATCCTGCGCTATTGTATACGTAATCAATAGCTGGCGCAAAAGCCTTCTTCCAGCGCATTCTGTTTTCTGGAATAGAATTGATTCCTTGATAAGCTGGCAGCTTATATGGGTCCAGCACGGATCCGGTTACGCGTTGTGAAAAAACGGTAAGCGCTTCCATGTTCCTTGCGGCTCCCATTTTAAGTGACTTAGGCCCTAAATAATCTAGCTCTCCAACTCCGTTGGTTACCGTGTAGTCATTGTTTGTGTTGATATCTTTTCCGGGCGTTGACACGCCTAAATAAAGACTTGCGGGGATGATAGGGCTTTGATAAATGATGTCCCTGTCTCGGTCCATTCGAACCACGGCCATTCCTCTGGCCCATGCGGGGTGTCCAGAGACATCTACTCTAAGCCCCAGGGCTTGTGGAAGGCTCGACCCGTCCGTACCGGAAGCCAAAAGTGAGTAAGGCCCAAACTCATTGTTGCCGGTACTTGTCACGCCCAAATGTTCCCGCTTTGGGAACTTCCAAGAGAATTGGTCGGAAGAGTGATTGTACGCGTTCCCCTTTAATGGCAACAAGTCAGCGGTACCGCTAGCCGTTGAAAAATTTGGGTACGGAGCAAAAGGCCCACCTGGCAATGCAATGATGAGCGATGTGCCCGCAATGGAAACAATCTCTGTTTCAAAAGACAAGCTCGTTGCGCCAACGGTTACTGTACAACCGACAGACTCTCCGACTACATATCCTGTAGCTCCAGCTGGCCACCCAGCCCCTCGAGTTATCGTTATTGTGTTGGCGTTGTAACTAATTCCCCCTGTTGCAATTGACCCAGTAACCCGACTAAAGGTCTTAGGCGTACTTGCCGAAAAGTTCGAGAAGTTCAGCGGCTTTACTGGAGACCAGTTGCCGTATTGGTCGTGATACGTGATGCCAAAGCGATACACTTCGTCACGAAAATAACCACGATAACGAGTGGTATTCAGCGGGTCTTCATAATCAACCCTTCTGCGAATAGTCTTCGCCTCAATAATGTTAACCTCATCATCCGCAATTCTTCGATCGAAGTACTTGATGTTTCCAGCAAGAAGGCGGTTGTCTTTCTCCACAATTGTCTTGACGGTTTCCACCGGCGCATCAGGCGCCGTAATCTCATCAATATCCAACTCAAACTCCGGCTCATTGCCAGTGTACGTCCCAGTAAGCGTTGTAGTACCAGTATTCGTGTTTGGAAACTCGTTTACATAAGCGACCAACTGCTGAACATATGTTCCGTCGTTGTTCTTAACAACAGCTATCTCTATCCTGTCATAATCAATTGACGTTTCGCCAGTTGATAGGGCTATGCTGTAACTGATGGACCTGGACGTTTGCTGACCTACTGCTCCGCCATAGTAATTGACTGTGCTTCCAGAGCTGTAAGACAGAGGGATAATGGGCACTGGGTTCGTAAACGTAGACCATTTCGTGTACGTACTTGGAGATGTCGAGGCCTGCTTTAATCGGTACGCCAGTTGATATGTCCCCGCCAATAAAGAACCATCGTTGCCCAATCCGGTAATCGTCATAGCCATTGCAGAGCTTGCGTCTGAAATGACATTGAGCTGATCCGCTGAAGAATAAGGAAAAGTGCCTCCTTGCCAAACATCTCTGTCCATTTGGATTTTCCTGAGCGTGTTGGAAAAGTCAGTGAAGTACACCGTCTTGTTCTCCCTGTCTTCAGTAAAAAACGAGTCAATGCTTGTTGTAGCAGAAAAGTTTAAGTCAGTACCCGTGTAGATGGTGTAGATGGTTCCGTCAGAAAAATTCCCATTTTGTGCGAAAAAGTAAATTCCGTGGTCGCTATTGCTTCCGCCGTCTTCGTCAACGTATGTGTAAACAACAAAGCCATCAACTGGCGTTCCACTCACGACCGCTTTAGCGACCGTGTATCCAAGGATGTTGATGTTCTCAATTGGATATCCAGTGTTTAGGTTTTGCGATTGAAGCAGCAAGGAGCTCCTGACTTGATTGATAATCATCTGCTCACCGGCAGATGTCAACTCAATGTTGGTTGCATCGCGATAGGTTTCCTCCGGCTGAAAGGCCGGAGAAAAGTCCCTGTGCATGCCCTTGAAGAATGTCTGACCCTCTTTCTTAATTTCCATTAATTGGGGGTTTTAGGCGTTCTAATCAATCGTTTTTGGTTGGGGAGCATGGTAAGCCACATGGCAATCGCGGCTTCAATCTCGGGCTTCTGAGGCTGGTTACGCTTCGACATAGCATCGGCCTTCAAGGTGACCCACTGCTGGTACAACATCTGGACCTCGCTCATTGGAATTTCGTTGCGCTTCTTGTAGCGCTCCCTCTTGACGAACATATATTCGATGTAAGCAACGATCGCCCTCAAGTAATACTCTGGTACCAACGGAGTGTTGTTCGCGTCCACAGGCATGGCGTAATAGCGTAGGATCACCTTGTCGTAGCCATTGCTGGTTACGGTACTGCTGAAGATTAGGTTGCTGCCTTGACGGCTCACGATGTAGTCCTTGTCGTACTGAGTTTGGTCGTCATCCGGAACATTCGACCAGTAGTTGGAATCAAAGAACGGATAGGTGACGTGACCGCTAGCCCCTACCTGTATCGCAATAGAGTCGATGTACACGCAATTGCTAGGAATCGAATAGACACCACCAGAGATGGCCCCCGTGGTATTGGTCAAGTTCAAGGTCGTCAGACCAATGTCCCTGGTACCTTGGAACGCCCATTCGTAGAAGAGAACCCGGTAACGGTCGTTCTCCATGCCCAAGGCAATCGCTGCGCTGCTGACGATCTCGTCGATGCTTACGGTATTGATCATTGCTCTTTAGCTTGTTCTAAGTTGGTGGATTGGTAAAGCTCTGTTTCTCGGATAGATATACCAGCTAATTGCAGAGATCTAAACAAAAGCTCGTTGTGGAACATCGCATCAATCTCTGGATTGACAATTGGTGCCGTCGTCTTGATAGCTCTTGGGAATACGATGACCTCTACGAGGTAAGACGAGCCGGTCACTGGGGCAGCAGGGTAAAACTCAATCTGCCCAAGGCTCGTTGTCCCCGATGTGCCAGAGGCATACGAAGACACGGCGTAGATGGCGCCCCTATTGCCGGCAACGGCCGTGTTAAACGTTCTCAGTCCTTTGTAGACATTCGTTGCCGCCCTGATAGACCTTACCATCTTGGCGCTGACATAATCCGTTGTAGAGCCTGTAGCGGCTTGTACCAGGAAGTCGACGACCTTGTAGAGAGATGTGCTACCGGTTCCCAGTGCCGAATTGATTGTCGAAAAGGTTATAGCGCTTACTCCGCTAGCAATACCGGTAACCGTCGCGGTTCTAAGCAATGTCCCAATACCCTGCTGAAATGCGTCTTCACGGCTGAAATCAAGAGCGTCAACGTCCTTTCGGTCCTGCTTCTTGGAAGGGAAAAGAATCTCGTCAACAAGGCTCAACTGAGCCGTATTGAAGAAGTTGTCTTTTTCAGTGTCCGTAAAGTAGGGCGATCCAACTTTGTCGCAAATGAGGTCAAACCTCGCACTTAATTCTGCTGCTGTCATTGGGCGTTGCTATCTTTCATTTAACAAACAATCCAACATACGGGTTCAAAAGAAAAGGGAGCCGAAGCTCCCTTAACCAATCCAATTAAAGCCCCTTTATTTATCAGTCCATTCTAAGTCGTCGTTTTCTGCAACCGTTAACACTTGGCCCGCGTTTCCTACGGCTAAGTTTTTCCATACGGATCCATCCCAATACTTGATGTCTCCCTTTGCGTCTCCATTACTGAAACCTGGACCGGCAGGACCTTGCGCTCCTGTAGCGCCAGGAGGACCGACATCGCCAGGGGGACCAAGCTCTCCAGGGACTCCTTGGTTGCCTTGTGGTCCAGGAGGACCAGCAGGACCCGTGCTTCCGGATGCTCCCGGACTCCCAGACGCTCCAGTAGGACCCGCAGGGCCCACAGGACCCGTGGTGCCATTCTCCCCAACGACTCTGCCGGCATTAACCAATCGGCCGCTGACAAAGCGTAGAATCAAGTCGTTCTGCTGGATGTAGGCCGTCTCTATCTCGTCAAGCTGTACTTGCGGTACAATGACCTGCGGTGTTTGAGTAGCCAAAAACTGAGCCACCCTCTCGGAAGATGACCCGACATTCGCTGCTATTTCAACAGCGCTAGCATCTGGGTACCTTTCTCGGTACCTCAGAATGCGTAGCTCTGTATCCGTAAAAGTTGATGGCATTACTTCTGCGGCCTCTTGGGAGTCATGTGCTTGTTAAGCTCAGCCATGGTAATCTCTGGGCCCTGCTCCTCAACCGGTTCTTTAACCACCTGCTTGGGCTCCTCTTTCTCCGAGTCCAAGAAGCCAATACGACTCTCGATCATGTCCAAGACTTCTTTCTCGTTGACCAATTTGCCAATCGTTGAGTTCTCGTCCACGCCCAAGGTGTAGCTGCCAAAGCGGTACACGCCATCGTTCGTTGTGATAACGCCACGGCCTACAGCCGTGCGTACCAGGTGACGCATACGGGCTTCCTTGTTCGGAATGTTGTACACCTTCAAGAACTGCTTTGGGTTACGCTCAGCATACGTGAGAACGCTCTCAAATGCTAATGTTTCGTCCTCCTCGTCGTAGAACATACCACAAAGCGACGCAACCTCCAAGAGCCTACGGCCCTTCAGCTCAGAAGCCAACGTGAGCGCCTTGGCGTTCAACAGCTTGTCCTCAATGCGCTGCCTGGACTCAACCTCTGGCTGAAGCCTCTTAAACAACGCAGTACCATTAAACCATGGAGACTCCGGATTGTTCGGATGGTTCGTCAAGAAGTCCATCAAGTCCTTGTTGGCCTTGTGGACCAACATTGGTTCGTCGATATTGAAATGAAAACGCTTGTAGCGTGTACGACCATCCGGAAGGATGGTCTCCGTCAAACGATGGACTTGTCCGTCCAAGGTCTTGTACTCCGAAAAGTGAAAAGTACTCCCGTTTCCTGCCTGCAGGAGGAAGAACTCAAAGTCGCTTTGTTTTACTGGCATTGTTTTGATTTTATGACACTATAACACCGAATGTTTCGATTGGTTCCAAAAAGAAAACCCCCGCCTTTCGGCGAGGGTTCTCAACGTAGAACCGCTGCGTTTAGGCAGCGTACAACAAACCGTGGTTGTTGGCAGCACGGAGCTCCACACCGATGGACGAGTAGAAGTCCACCGTGAATCCGTCACGTCCGTTAGCACGGGATGCAGAGGCGCCAGCTTCAGGAGAGGTGATACCTTCCTGGACGGTGCGCCGGAACTCGAGGCTTTGGCCGAGCAAGTCCTGCTTGTAGCGCAGGTTGATCAGCGGGTTGCCACGGTCGTCGGTACCCATGTTCAAGAACAACATGGCTTTGTCCCAGTTGATACCAGAGGTAGCAGGAGCAGGGAAGAGAGCCTCGTTGGCGAATGGGTAGTACAGAACGAAGTTCAAGATCTTGTCCATGAACTTGTACTTGGTGATGTTGATACCGGTCATGATGCCTTCGCCGGAGAACACTCCAAAGCTGATGCCGCCATTCAAGGTATAGTCACGCAAGGCGAACTGAGCGTCAGCGTAAGCAGAGCTACCGCAAAGAACGGTAAACTCAGATCCTTGGCTGTTCAAGCACATCAGGCGAACTTGCTCGGCAAGGTCGGTCTCAGCGATGGCAGAGGAGTAGGTTCCTACAACGCCTCCAGCAATGACGCGTGGGAGGATGCCGTTACCGCCCAATGGGTTGGTCAAGCTATTGACGTTACCGGTGGTTGCAGATCCATTTGACTTCGCAGCCAAGATGTACATTTCACGGTCCATGGCCATTTCCTGCATGGTCTCCATCTCGTTGATGTAGTAGTAGGAAGCTTCGCTGTCCGACTTCTTCACCCACTTCATGTTGGAAGCCTGGGTAGTCGAGCAAGTGACCGCACGACGCATGATGCCCAAGTACTCATTCACCTGGTTTTCTTCCCAAATACGGCCGCTAGGGCTGTTGGAGTATTCAGGTTGCAGGTTGTACAAGTGAGCGAACTTCATACCGGCAGACAAGTTGCTGGTGCGTGAGCCAAGGAAGTTGAAGTTAAGCGTTCCGGAAGCAGTTGCTCCACCGCCACCAGTTACCGCGGTGATTACGCCGTAAGCATCGTTTTCAAAACGAATGACGTCACCAACCAAGAAGGTTGCTTGAATACCGGTGCCAGAAGCGTAAGTCACGGCACCAGTCGTGTCGCTGGTAGTTCCCGTAGCGCCAGAGGAGGTGATGGCCTGGCGGAACTTGCCTTTCTCAAACCAGCTGAACACGTCGTTGCCAACAACGGGGTTCTTGCGGCCGATACGGCTCAAGAGCGTAGTGATGGTGTACTGAGGGAAGCGATACGTGATGTAATCGCTAAAGTCTGGTTTTTGGATTCCACCAAAAACGTAGGTGCTGTCTACATTACCAGTTCTGATGGTATTGGGAGCAGCGTTGTTTGGGTTGCCTGTATTTACGTAAGCCATTTTGTTTTTTGTTTAAAGTTTAAAATAAAGGTTTTTCACCCTTCATCAACCTCTCAACTTCGGATTCAACAAGAGAAAGCGCCTTTCGTGGCGTAACCTCAGCGATGTTAGTCGTCTTGGGTCGGTCCACGTTGGACAAGTTTTGAATTACAGCGGCTTTTCCTGAGTTCTTGGCACTGCGCGTAGCGTACTCAAGCACCTTGTCGAACATCTCCAATTTGTAGGCGCTTTGCACCATCTTCTGGAAATCCGGTTCTCCACTAGGCTTCAGGAAGTGCTTAATCTGGAACTCAGTAGCTTTGGCTTTGTCGTTGTAGGTGGTAAGCATCTTTTCGATGCTCGCCCGGTCTTGGTCTTTGACCTTGACGCGATCTACACGCTCAACGCTCTTGATTGCTATTTTTAGGTTCTCGTCGTAAGCCCTTTGGCTCTGCTCCGCCTTAATAGCAATCTGTTGCTTCTGAGCATCCTGCTGCAACTTCAAGTCCTTTCGTATCCTCTTCGCGTTAAGGCGAATTTGGGTCTCGTCAAGGGAGGCCAAGTAATCATCGAGCTCCTCCTTCGAATCGAAGTCGGATTTCAGCTCATACGACAAAAGTTCCACATCGGGAACCGCATCGTAATCAAAGGAAGCCAAGCCCAGGTAACCGAGCCAGTCTCCCCCCTGCTTCATGATCTCGTTGGCCTCTCGAATCATATCGTTGGCGAAGACGGTCTTGGTGGATTCTTTCGTTTCCTCCAACTCCTGCTTGAGCTGCTTGAACTTTTCGACAAACTCCGAAGAGTCTTTCACGTCGCTAAGCCCTAACGTCTCAAACTCCGATTGATACTTGGTAACGAAATCATCTGTTACCGGTATCTCCTTGCCTTCGTCCAGGTCAATGTCGAAATTGAGGTCCTTTTCAGGGTTCTCATCAGCATTAACATTTTGATTGCTGTCTTCGTTTGTTTCGGAGACTTCAGGCTCGCCGTCCGGGTCTACATCAACGTCGACTTGAGCCGGAGGCTCAGGCTCTGCAGGTGGTTCTGCTTGCGCAGCAGGTTGGTCCACAATGCCTTGCGCTCTCAATGCGGCAAGTTCGTTTTCGTCACCACCGGGCGTAGCCGTAGGTGCGTTGCCCTCCAGCTTCTGGAGAGCCAACAATTCTAAATCTTCCATAAGTGTTTATTGGTTTTTTTGTTCTTTCAAAGCCTCCATGATGAGGTTGAAGTTCTGCTCCTGCTCCTTTTTGAGCATGTCGAGTTGAGTTTGTTGCTCCATGGTACGGCTCTTTAACTCTTCTCTTAACACCTGAAGCTGGCCTTTGTTCTCGGAACGAGCGCGATCCACCTGGATTTGCTTCTCCGTGTCTCCCATAATCTGCTGCTGTACAGCCTGTTGTTGCATGGCCATCTGCTGCTTTTGGGCTTGCTGCCCTTGGGCTGCTTTCCGGTCCGCCAACGCCAGGAACTTCTTAACACTTTCCTTTGTGTCAGGATTGAACAATAGAACCATCGCCTCAGCGATGCTCAAGCTGTTCGCCTGGACGGCTGCACTGACGAGCTGTTCAAACTTCTGACGGTTGTTCATGATGTCGTCAGAATTGACTTTCACGAAGATGCCATAGTCCTGCAATGGAATTTCATCGTCCACCTCCATGATGTCAATGCCGATCTGAGAAACAATCGGCTCGTACTGCTCCTTGAGGAATGGGAAGATGGTCTTGATGTAGTTCGCGTACTTCTGCAGCAGTTCGTTCTCGAAAATCTCGAAAGCCTTGTTCAAAGGCTGTGTTATCAAACTGCTCTGCATTACGGCCATTTGGCTCACACCAACCAAAGCATCGCCCTTCTGGAAACCCTGACGCGCATCGTTGATGCCGGAGATCTTGTCAATCTCCATGTCGATGTAGCTCGCTAGGTTCAGGTACAGGTTGATGGAATTGGAAATACCGGTATCAATACTCGGGAATGGATTGCCCGCCGGAGGAACGCCCTCCTGGCCGCTACTCGTAAAGGCAATACCGGCCGTCTTCAAATAGTACATGATGTCCTGCAACTGCAGGTTGTCCGGCTTGTAACGCAAGTCGTAGACAAATCCTTTACGGCCGGCCGAAGACATCTCCTGCTGCACCGTGTACATGATCAAGTCCTTGAACTCCTGCAACGCGGCCATCTCTTCCACCTTCGAAACACTGCGGAAGTTCACATACTGCGGGGAGATAATCGTGTAGCTGTACTCCGCCCTGACGGGGTTGTCCACGCTGTCCCTTACGATATTGTTGGCCTCACCCCACTCTTTCACAATGCTGGAACCCACCAGGGTGGCTTTCCGGATCGTCTCGACGTTTCGCTCCTCAATCCTTCCACCGGCTTCCTTTTCCTTGTCGCTCAGCTTAGCCTTCTCCCCTTTTCCTAGGATCTTGACGTGCTCCCCGCCATACTGGTCCACGGTGACCTTGGCCCTCACCTGGCGGATGTCTCGCCATTCGGCGTAGAACACCAAGCACATGAACTGGTTGTTCACGGTAATGTAGGGTAGCAGGAAGTTGGTGCCGTTCTGCGAATAACCACCCCAGAGCCAAGAGCCTTGGTCGTAGCGGATGCTGTTCAGCTCTTCAAGCGTCAAACCATAGGTGTCGCAGACCTCCGTGACCGGAGCGTAGCGCCACTCGCCAATAAAGGCCGATGTGCTGAAGCTGTCGTCAAAGACATACGGGTCCGCAATCACATACCTCGGGTCTACCCGACGGATGTGTGGTTTTCCATACCTCAACTCATGCTTCCCAATGGCCCGGCCGACAATCAAGATGTCTCGCCAAAAGGCGAGCCTCGTCTGCACGTACTTGTCTCGCTCCACCTCGTAGCGGAGAATCGAGTCCATGGTCCGCTCAATCGGCTCCTTGTAGGAGGACTTCATGTACAACTCCAACTCTTCGTCGGAGTAGGGCATGAATGCCGGTTCCTTCATCTCCATGAGTTCCCCCGTAGGGTCAATCTGAGGCATCACCATGGCCATAATCTTCTCAGCCATAATCTGAGCCTTCTTCTTCATCTTCCGCGACACTGCGTCGCGGTTTAACGTCTTGCAGCTTACGTCCAGCTTCTGGACCGCCACCTCTCCCTCCAACAGGTTAATCTTGTTGCGGATCTTGTTGTAGTTAATCCACAAGGCCGGCAAGCTCTTGCCGTTGTAGTCTTTCTGCAGGAAGTCAAACTTTTTGGACAAGTCATAATCTCCATTGTAGAAGTTCATGCTCTTGTCCATGGCGGTATAGAGGTTCGGGATGTACCCGTTGGCGACCGTTTGTCCCAGAATCGCCAGGATAGCGTTCTTGTGGTAATCCTCCCCTTTCTGGGAGTCTGGTACCCACATGTTGGGGAAAGTGGTCTGGATCGCTTCTGCGCTCATTTACGTTCTAATTTGCCCTCTTTGTTGGTGACGTACCCCAACCCAGCAAAAAGGTTGTCATCCGTCTTTTTTCTTAACAAACGGCTTTTAGATGCGGTTCGTAAGTTAATCAAAGTTAGACCCCATGCGTCAACGCGGTCGTACTTCCGCTTCCGGTTCTCAGGGTTGTAATTCGCCAAATCCGCCAACAAGTCTCCAAAAAAGTACTGCTCGATGTTGTTCGAGATGTCGTCATCCAAGATGCCAATCATTTGGTCTTGAATCATTTCGTCCATGTAAACGCCGTACTCGACGCTGTTCCCCGGCCGGGCTAATTTGCCAATCTTGGGTGGCTTTTTCGCCAAAAACCTAGCCAGCTCCCGGTCCTGGAAGTAGGCGATCATCCTGGCTCTGTTCCTCTCAATCAGCACCGTGCAAGGGTTCTTCTTGCTGTAGTACTCCAGAGCCAATGCGCATTGCTCGTACGCTTCGTTCATGTCCTTGGGCTTCGCCGTGTACTGCAGGACAGCCCCCTGGCTGGCCGTTTCTTCATCCAAAGACAAACCCTTCGCGATAAAGAACGACAGGTCCGACCCGGACCCTTCCTTCTTGGCGCCATCCGTAGGGTCACAACCGGCCGCATACAGCACGTCGTCCTCCGGCTCCTCGCGCATGATGATGTCCCCATCCTCCTTGGGGATGAAGACGACCTTGTCGTTGGACTTACGGAATACACCACGCTTGAGCAGTGGCGGATTTGTGTCCAAGAATCCCATCCGGTTATTGAGCAGCTCCACATCAAAGGGCGACTCACCCACCTGGATGAACATCTCCTCGGGTTCCAATGGGTACTGCACCACGAAGTCGTAATATCGCTTCATAGACTGCTTTTTCTTCTTCTCACGCTCGCTGAGGATGTACTTGAGCCCCTCAATCACGTTCTCGTTACCAAAGTCCCCCTCGATCATGAAACCGCTCCACCCTGCGGCAAAGTATCTCTTCAGGCCATAGCTCTCCGCGTTGTACCAGAAGTCCTTGAAGTCGTCCCCATTCTCCGCTGCATCTCCGGCCGTACCGGCCAGGATGGGTACGCCCTTCCTTGTGATACCATCATCGGCCGCCAATGCCGGCTCCGTGTAGGACCAGTTCTGCTTCAACTGCCCAGGCAACCACTTGCCAGGCTCTTCGTACACCACCATGCGCATACCGGCACCCTCAAAGGATGTCGGCTCGGGGGAACGGCCGAAGATGACTGAGTTCAGCCCCACCTTCCGGATGTTGCCATCCTTGTCGCGCACTTTCTTGGAAAGGTCTAGCCTGGACGCGGAGTTCCCAGCCAGTGACGTAGCCCGGAGGAAAGCCGGTAGGTTGTTGTAACCGGTCTTCAGTACGTCGTTCATGAACTTCTTCATGTCCTCCTCAGTCTTGGACGTAAAACCAATCTCCGAGTACGGGTTGTGGATTGCCGTGCAGTACATGGCGTTAGCCAGGCTGTACGACTTACCCCAACGTCTTCGTCCGCCCAGGATGACTCCTTTACCGGTGTTGTCCTCGTACAAGTCGGAACCACCGTAGAGGCACGACTCAATCAAGTTGAAGAACTCGGCGTTGCAGCGCCGAAACTCCGGGGAGATAAGACCTCCGTTCTTGGACTTCATCTTCCAGAAATAGGTGTACATGTACATCATTCCGCAGATGCCGTTGTACCCAAACCGGGTTCTTCGTATCTGCTCATGTTCCCACTTGGCTTGCTCCGTCTTGTTGGAGAAGCTCGGGATGATCATGCGCTGAGGTTTGTACGTAGACATCTCCAAGGCACCAATCTTGTCAAGGTAGTGCTTGACCCGATCGTTGACATCGTAAGCCTGGTTGTACAGAAAGTCAATAAGGCTCTGCTTCATGCGTGGAAGTCGTCAATTGCCGACATGCTACCCACTTCGCTGTCCTGCGGTTGCTCCATGTTCATCTCGTTGTTGATGAGAAGCTCGATGGCTTTGCGTTGCTTGGTGAGGTCTATGAGCGAAGCAGAAAGCTTCTTGATCTCGTCAGCCTCTAAGCCGGCAGCACCCTTGAGTCGTTTACGAATCTCGGAGAGAGCTGCCTCTAGGGCTTCCAGTGACTCCCTTTCGGAACCAATGCCCTGCATCTCGTAGTATGCTTCGATGTACTTGTCCATCTTGTCCTTGCGGATAGAAGCCACAGAGCCAATGGCTCGTTGGTAGCGTTCATCTGGACCTAGGTTCTTGTAGGGAGACTTCCAGTCTGCGTAGAGGGCCACGAACTTAAACTCGTCCGATGTGATGCCCTTGAACTGCGGAAGGATGGAAAGGTGAGGGTTGTCGTCAAAGACGTCCTCTTGACTTATCTTAAATAGCATGCACTATTAACCAAGAAAAAGGGATTCCGTTTCCTTAGAATTGCTGCTCTCGAATAACCAATGCGTAACGAAGGAACGACTTTGACTGACCTCCTGGTACTGGCGTTGATAGACTAAATGGCACCACGACCCCATTAGCCGTACTTAACTGGTTAGAAGCCCAAACTATAGAATCAACGGGCACATAAGAGGCAATATTAAATGGATCTCCAGACGCATAACGAAGATTTGAGTGAATCGCCAATAAAGCATCCCTTGAAGGCAAAACCCAATCGGTGTAAGTTACTCCTTCAACCGTCGCACTAAAGGCTAGGGCATCGACAGAGGCGCCAGTTCCTGTTGCGGTTGTAGCAATAAGGCTTGTATTTGTAGAACTAGATGCAATCAAGACGCTTCCGGATGCCGCCCCAGCGACATTTACACCAGTAACGGCGACTTGAGGCGTACTCCAAACAATTCCCGTGCTTAACACATTCTCGTACAAAACATAAGCTTTTTTTGTTGATGTGTCAACATGAAATATTACTCCACCAAAAGACCTATCCCCAATTTGCGGGATTCTTCCAAGGGTTGGCCAAGAAAGGACGTTAATTTTGGTGTTTGTCAAAAGACCATTTGCATTTGCAAAAGATGTGTTTTGCGTTACAACTTGAATGGACGATGCCGCTTCAGCGGCTGTAGCCCTAATGATAGGCACCGCCGATCCAGTTGGCGCACTAACAAATACTGAAGCATTGTTTAAAACAACGCCCGTAGGGAAAGAAAATCCGTAAGAACCAACTCCAACGTAAGTCCCCGTTACCTGCGCGGTTGTTAGTCCAACATTGCTGTAGACTCCATTGACGACCGGCGCATTTGTGCCAGTCTGAGTTACATCTAGACTAATAAAGCTAAAAGGGGAATCGTTCGACCTTGATTCAACAATGATGTCACTTTGACCCTTTAAAGTGGTAAAGTTTACTGGCGCGCTAGCCGGCTGGTTCATCACGACCAAGGTGGCAAAGCCCGATTTTGTCAACTGACTAATATATGACGAGTTAACCAAGACCTCTCCATTAGCCGAAGGCCATGCCGAAGGACCAGTCCTCGTTGGGGTTCCAATGGAAACAAACTGCCCAAGTCCTTGCGAAAACTGCCCCGACTTAAAGGACTGAATGGTGTCGTTAGACACCCTCAAGTCGCCATTTGTGAACACCACTGCCGTCTTATTGGTCTGCGTAGTGTACATGTAGACAATCTGTGATGCGTTAATCGCACATGGAGAGTCGGGGACTCCATTGGTACCAATGAAGTTAAAGTAGATTAGCTTTGCGCTCATGTCGGTTTAGTGCTTAGAAGCCTGGGATAATGTCTGTAAGTAAGTCCGTAGAAGCTAATACCAGGCTGTCTGGTGTGTCCAAGTAAATCTCCGAAACAACGCCTGTGACACCTGCGTCGATAAATCGGCGGTCGGCCGCAATAACTCCAGCAGACTTTAGGGTTTTAAATGCGATAATAGAACCAGACGCTCCGTTTGTAGAAGAATTAAGAACTCGGTTTCCGTTAATAAAGGTTAACCGGAATGGAACTGACAGCGTTTTAATATCGTTGCTGGTCGTTGCTCTTGTGCTCAAATCCGCAGGAGTACTTGTAATCGCAAACTCGTAGCACTTGTCCCTGTGTTTGTACTGAACATTCGAAGACCCGGACGCCGTAAGGTAAGCCACGGCGATGTTCTCAATGTTGATGATGAATGTGCCGGTAGCTGTTCCAACTCCTGTAACAGGAGCATCGTACTTGCCGATACCACTCACCGAACTTGTAACCTGGGTGAGTGTGCCTGAAGTACCCGTTAAGTTAGCATAAGACCCCGTGGTAATGGTAGCCACACGATCTGCACCAATCTGTGCGTCGTAGAACTCTACATACCTGTTGCTCCCCGAGCCGGAATAGGCCCACTTAAAGTCATCCGAGGAAATGGCCGTGACTCTCAGCGTATTACCCGTGAGAGCGGTACCGTTGTTATTAATTACTTCTTGAAAGCGAATTGCACTTGCCATAGTTTTGTTAGTTCTGAAACATTAACAATACGGCCTTGGCGATGGTTCACTCCTCGTCTTCCCCGAAGACGTCATCAAAGCCATGGTCGATCTCAATGATCGCCCCAAGCATCGTGAGTAGCTTGTCGCAGAACTCTTCGTCCGCCCAATCAATCATCCCCCAGTAGCAAACCACAGGCCCATCCAACGTCTCCGTCTCAAAGACCTTCGTCTCGTCATCAAAAGACACAATCTCCGCGTACTGCACAATGCTGTACCGGTCATCCGCATGGGGAACCACCTTGTGCGTAGCGCTCTCCCAATAGCCAGGTCCATCCGACCCTTCGTCCAACCATGAACGCCGATGGAACTCAAATCCGTAATGCTCCAAGATATGCTCACTCATGGTCTAAGATCCTCCGTTTGTAGTTGCTGCTCTCCAATAAAGCCCTGTAACGGCTCTCAAACACCGAAAGAGGCGTATGAACCATCTCCTCGTACAAGCCGTAGTCCCTCGGCTTCACGAACAACGCATGCTCCCACATGACGCTGTCAAACTTCGTGTCCGGGTCCATGGCCAACCTCTCGTAGTAGTCCTCCATCAACTCCACCACCACGCCGGGGTGGAAGTTTAAATGCACTTTTGTCATACCACCATAACACCTCAACCCCGTCCAAGTTCCGAATCACCCAACTTTTCCCCAAATAAGTACTTCCCCCGATCCCCCACAAAGACCAAACGATGGTTTACCAACCACTCATTCCCCGATCGAACCAACAACCCCTCCCGAACCAATGCCTTCACAGCCTTGTGGTAGGCCGACCGATCGGCCGTCTTCCCAAGCTGTACCTGGCAGAAGTCCTGATAGCTCGTAAAACTCAATGCGACGACCCTGGAGCCACTTTTAAGACGCTGGAGTACGTGCATAGCCAACTGCAACTCGGAGGGCTTAAAACGCATTAAAACGTCTATAGCGGGTAAGAACAGCTTAACGAACCTACCGCGGTCCCAAGTGGACCCGCTATGAACCCTTACGTGCTCATCAGAGATGAACTTCTCCCCAGTCTCCTCATCCAACAGAGAACGCTTCCGTACGTATTTAGCCATGCTACAAAGATAACCCAAATGACCTACTTGGGTTCCCAAAATGTGGTAGAAATTCACCACAAAAGTGGTAGAAATTCACCACACACCCCTTTTTAGACCCCCTAAAAAACGCTGTTTTCAATAGCGTAGAGGCACTATTTTGAAACACCCCAAAAAAGTGTCTTGTATATAGAAGAATAGGACCCTAAATGAAGTAGCAAAAACCAGTTGACTACAAAGCGTAGCCAATAGGATCATCCCCCCCATTTTGGGGATGTGTCCCGGTAGGGATGCAACCCCTAATGCCCCCACCAGGCCGATGCAATCGGCCCGATAAGCCAACCGGTTAGGACCTGTAACCACTTAACATCCCTCCTACAACCCAAAATGACCCTCATTTGTGCCTTTTAAGGCACATTAGGTCGGTATTATCCCGAATTGGTAGTCAAAATGTGACAACTAGTGCGAAATCGTAGTCATCACGTCAGCTTGGAGCTGACGGTGGTGATACGAAAAAAGGGATAGGCGTAAATTTTGGATGGGTATAAATTTTGAATAGGTCTAAATTTTGGCATACCCCCCCATCCGTCCGTGCTGACCGGTCGTCCCGAAAGTACCTCCCCCCCCGTCTGTTCTGGCTCTAAACAATCCATTATCAGTTTACATTGTGTTATATAACATATTGTACAACAAGCGGTTAGTGTATCTGTTGTTGTCTATAACAAATGATACAGCGTAGGTAAATTTGTTTGTGTTGTGTTGTCTATAACAAATGAATTTCTGTTGTTGTCTATAACATTGAATAAAGCAGTGAACAAAAGTTAGGGGAAAAAAGTTTGTTGTTGTAACATATTGCAAAGCAAAACCGGCTATCCTATGTTAGCAAAAATTAGGGCATGAATGTATCTTGTGTTATAACACTATACAAAAGGAGGCGTTAGGTTAAAAATTAATTGTGTCCAATAAAATGGACGATGTGTCCAATAAAGTGGACATCCGGTGGATAATGCATTATCCCAAAAAAATCTAAAAAAAATTTGGATTATTGGAATGTATTTTGTACCTTTGTTTTAATGATTCGGGAAAAATAGTACTGAATCGGATTTTTAACCCTTAATACCTTATATCAAATGAACACCCAAACCCAAACCCCGAACGCTAAAGAGATAATGCATTATCCCTTTAGTACCGAAGCCCTAAGGCTAAAGTTTAACAAGGTCCTCAAAGCCTTAGATGAACTAAAGGATAAAGATAGCCTTAGTAATCTAAAGAACTTTGAAGCCGTTTTAGACAATACGCTGAAGCGTTCTAAATTAGTGCTTCAAGCTTCAGAAATTGCGGATAAACAATTGAAGAGGGAACAATTAGCCAAAGCCTTAGGCCTAAGCGTCCCTATGATTAAAAAATATGTTTATTTAGCCGAAGCCGAAGCCAAAGCCGAAGCCGAAGCCGTAGCAAAATTCAAAGCCTTGAATAAAGAACGATTAGACAAAGGTCTAAAAGTGAACTACGGCATAGATGCAATAACCCTACACTTAAAAGGCGAAAAGGTCTATTTAAGTGATGAAGAGTTACAAGCCAAAAGGGACGAAGCCGAAAACGAACGAACCAAGAAACAAGCCGAAGCCAAAGCCAAAGCGAAGCCCAAAGCCGAACCAAACCCCGAAGCCGAAGCCGAAGCCAAACCAAACGAAGCGAACTATGTATTCAACCCCGTTCTTTTCGGCTTTGAGAACGATAGCATGGAGGATATAACACTAAACATTATTCATAGCCCTAAAAATACGGCAAAGCCTTATATCGTTAGTTCTAATGTACCTTCGTTTGTACTTAGGGCTATGTTTGACAAAATTTTGAGGCATACCGAAAAATGCGAAGCCGACTTAGAACGTATCAAACAATACGAAGCCGACCCAACAGAGGAAGCCGAAATTGAGGACGCAAATTTTGACCTTAGCGGTCATGAACATATCCGCTTCGTCATCGCAAAATGAAAAGAGAGGGCTTCAGCCCTCTTTTTTTTGTCTTCACTATCACTATCGTTCACTATCTGTCGTGCGGCATCCCCGCACGGCTTCATTCATTCGGCATCCCCGCACCGGTGCCTTCAAGTTCAATGCATTCATATCTAAAATTTTTACACCATGACAAGTCCAATAGCAGAATATTCCAATGGTTTCCCAAACGATTTGGTAAAATACCAAGAACTCTTGTATGAGTTCTGGGAGACCGAGCACTTCAAAAATTACAGGATGGGTTTCATCACAAAAAACGAAGCAGAAAGCCTATTCGTCCTAGACTTAGTTGAAGAAAACACCCTAATTACAAGACTAACCGAAACACTAAATTCATCATTTCTTAAAATGTAGCCATGAAATACAACTCCCCTACTCCGCTTCGTGATGACCAGTCTATCCCTCTTTGGGTCAAAGTCATTGCCTTCTTTTGGTTCGTCTGCTACTTTGGACGCTTTCTCTTCGCTCTAATCTTTTCCTAAAACCCTCTAAAAACCCTTATGTATGAAGTACGCATCCCATCGCAAGATTACCTCGGTAGCCGAGAAATCTCCCTTTGAGCAGGTCGAAATCACATCCTCGCACATTGCTCAATCCTATGCTAGGCAATTCTACCATGAAGACTTGACCTTGTATGAATCCTTCTTCATCATCATGATGAATCAGGCAAACAAGACCATCGCCTACGCTAAAATATCGCAGGGAGGAATCTCCGCAACGGTCGTAGACCCACGAATCATTTGTAAATTAGCAGTGGACTCCCTTTGCTCGGCCGTAATCTTGGTGCACAACCATCCAAGCGGGAACGTCAAAGAGTCGGAGGTAGACAAGGGTCTAACCAAAAAGCTAATGCACGCCCTAAGCTACCTTGATATTCGAGTACTCGACCACATCATCCTAACGGAGCATAACTATAGGTCCTTCGCGGACGAAGGACTCATGCCTACAATCTAACCAAATCCACCCTCTAAACCCTTATATCATGTATCAAATTCAGCACGAAACCGAAGAAGTCCTTTGCAACCCAAGGGAAGACGACAACCTAGGCTCCATGCTCTGCTACCATCGTATGTACGACCTAGGAGACAAGAACCCCTATCTGCCTGGGCATTACAAACCAAACCCGAGAGACTTCTCGGGATGGGGACACATGCGACAATACCTTGAGAAAGTACACGACCTAGCGGTCTGCCTACCTATCTACATGTACGAGCATGGCGCTGTCGCTGTGAGCACCAAACCGTTCTCATGCCGATGGGACAGCGGACAAATAGGCTTCATCTTCGTATCCAAGGAGAAACTCCGCAAGGAGTACGGAGTGAAGCGTATAACGGCATCCCTTGTAGCCAAGGCGGTGCGCATTCTCGAAGCAGAAGTCCAAGAATACAACCAATACCTCAACCAATAAACCCTAACCCAAAACCCTTAAACCCAAAAACCTATGTTAGCATACATTAACCACCGCCTCCCATCCCTGCACATGACAGCAAGCAAAGACCCATTCAGGGAATCCATGCAATACGTCCAGGTAAAAACGTTTGACACGCCCGGCATATACGGCCCCGCGGGGATTTACGCCACGGCCACGGACGCCCATACTTTGGTCTTTTGCGATTTAGCGGAGCATCTTTCAGGCATTGAAAACGTGCCCGGCCCGGAGCTATTGATTAAAGCCGACCAATACAAAAAGTTAACCGGGCCTAAGGTCTGTTTTTTAGACTTCGCCCAACCCGGCCAAATCATTACAAGGGATAAACAGAACCAACAATTAGACGCGGTGCCGTACTTAACAGCCGACCAGGGCCCTAAATACCCACAATGGGAACGGGTGATTCCAACAATTGAACCCGAGCCCACCGGAGTAATAGGGCTAGATCCTGAAAAGTTAGCCAAGGTATGCGGCATAATGAATGCCGGACCGCTGATTTTTGAACTACGCGGAGCAAGGGGCGCAATTACTGCCCAATATGTAATCCCGGAGAAACACGGCACCGCGAAGGCCGTAATTATGCCCGTTATGATATACGACACCTGGAACAAAGACCGGGGGCAGGCAACAGAAAAAGCCCGATAGGAGGCCAACGGAATAAATATACACAACTAATACCTCAACCAATAAACCCTTATATCATGAACGGAGACCTCGCATACCGACTAGATCTTAGGCTAGATGCCCTAAAAACGGAGGCCATTGATGCCATCCGAGACATCCTTGAGAAGGCCAATGCCTATAATGTAACCCTCAACCACAGCGTAATCCTCCAATGCCTGAATAAGAATGCCTACTCGGAAACCAAGGAGGTATACATGACCGGCAAGTGCTTCATCGTGGACTCATTCGGTGAATCCGAATTGGAAGAACTCAAATACATCCCCATCGTACCCCTGCTAAGCATCCTCAGGCTCATTGAGGAGGGCGAGTACGACATAGAGGAACACATCGAGGACAAAGACCTATCCAATCACATCCAAGCCCAAGAGGACGCCCACTTCGACAATTTCTGCCAACAAAACAACATCTAACCCTTTAAACCCTTATGTATGAAACCACGCAAAATCCCACGACGACACAAAGAGAAGGTCGTCTACGTCGACGGACCTAACCTGTTCGTCATCGCCCTGGCTCCCTCTTCCAATGAGAAGATTACCGAGTCCAACGCATCCATCATCCAAACCAACACCTACTCCCTCGAGCAGTGGGAGATAGCCAACAGCGGGAGGAAGATAAAGATGCGGGAGTTCTTCGCACTCGACGCATCCAACTGCATGGACTGCCCTTTCTCCGCTAACTCCGGGACGGGGGAATGCTACACCCACAAGCCACGACAATACTCTGGCTTCCTATCACAACTGCGTAGCATCAAACGGGAACACCTCACTCCCTTCAATGAGGATAAGCGTACACGCATTCTCGTGCTCTCTGAGGGACGATATGTCCGCTTTGGTACCTATGGTGAGCCGAGCCTAATGGATTCAACCTTGGTCTCCCAAATAACCCGTGTGGCGTCCACGTGGACCGGTTACACCCATCAGTGGACCAAAGACTGGGCGAAGCCCTTTGCGTCTTGGTTCATGGCATCGGCGCACACCGAGTCGGAGGTAGACCTTGCGGACCAGGTTGGGTTCCGATCGTTCTTAGCCAAGGACAAGGACGACCCAGTCGTTGGTGTGCAGTGCCCGGCATCCAAGGAAGCAGGCTACAAATCCACTTGTCAGAAATGTGGCTTATGCTCGGGCATCCTGGGCAAAGGCAAGAAATCAGTAAGTATCAACGAACACTATTAACCCTTAAACCCTTATCAAAATGAAACGATCAACAAATCCATTTGAAGACAAGTCCGTCATCGATGTCAAAACACTATTGGTTAAGTATGAGTTCGATGAATTACACGAACTATTTGCCTACATTGTTGAAAGCCGACTAAATGGGCAAAAGAAACAGGCAAGAGAAATCTATTACGAACTCCCATCGCACATGGGAGGGGAGCGATACCAATTCCTTGACTTCCTAACGGAAATGAATATAGATGCCGAGGAGTTTAGGAAATTCCTAGAAGTACCATCATTCGTATCAAATTAAGTCAACCCTTAAACCCTTATCAAATGAAGAATCTAAAACTAGACTTGACCTCCGAAGTAATAAAGAAGGACTACGAATGGTCCCTCGATTGGAACGGGAGGGAAATCTCGGGCAATGCTACGCTTGAGTCAAGCGATTCGAGCTTGGAGATTAACGCATTCATTGACGAAGACTGCCTTGACGGACTGACACCGGATCAGGTAGACGAAATCGCATCCTATGTAGAAGCAAACATCTAAACCCCAAGCCTATGAAATCCTTTTATCTTTTTCAACGAGTCATGTACAAGGGTATGGACTGCATTGTAACTAACGCATCCATTTCCTGCGGGAAACATTACGAAGTGTCTCCCGTTGGTCGCAATCAATACTTCATCGCGGGGTATTGGGAAATTAAAACCTCTAAAACCAAAAACCTATGAACAACACCACCCTCAATTACGGAGATGGCGTCCGTCAAATCTGCCTACATCGGGAAGACTTGGTCTTCCTGGACGGATGTGTACTGCACATCAAGGAACGCACCTTGTTTGAGAAGGACAAGAACGCCAAACCTAGCCCTTTGTGGGGAGAGCAGTACCACAACCCCATCAAGCTCGATGACCTAGAGATTGACGAACTCGGAGACCTCAAGCATGAGATCGAAGACAAGTACCCAGACAAATCAGCATCCATCCTAAACCAAATCAACATTAAATTCTAACCCCTATCAATTATGAAAATCATTCTAACACTCCAAGAATCGGAAGAAATCTTCCACACAGCGCTATGCAATGCAGAAAGCACCGGCCACATGGCCGGCTATGGATTGCAATTGCGTTGGCATGAGAAGTCATACAAAGAAGCTAGGGAACGCCTCAAAGAAAGAGGCGAGGAGATATGTCAAGAAGACATCCTCCTCGAGATACTGCGTGGCGGTGGTCATCTCACCTACTTCGACATAGAGGGAGGGGGAGGGGAGCCATGGCCTATCAACCTGCAAGACGTCCACGACAAGGTCTGCAATGCGCCTACCAGAAACATCTTGAACTTCATTGAACAGGAAGACGATGCCGAAGATGCAGACGTCATCCTTCAGACGGTGTTCATGGGCGAAGTCATGTTCGGTTAACAACTAAATCTACACTATATGAAGTACAGACTCATTCACGTATCCAAGCAACAGCATGGTCCCAATACGGACTACCTCGTCATAACCGAGGACGGACAAGTAGTGCATCGCAGGCCCGACGAAGCAGGCGAAGGAAGGCATGCCGTCGTTGATTACTTCGGTACAAGAGTAACAGACCAAGGAGTGGACCGGGCAGACCCATGGCCTATGCTTGATGACGGACAGCAATGGTGTCAAGACTACGAGAAAGACCATGAAGTAGAGGCAGACATGCAAGAGTATGACATCTTGCTCGACATCTTCTCGTTCCTTCAACCGACGATCCCCTTCGGAGGGTGGATCAGGGATGACTCTATCTTCCCTGACGTATTCTCCAGGTCAAGATTCCCTACGCTATTACTAAACAACAACCAAACCCCCAATGTATGAAGTCACCTACCAGAATCCACGTCAACCAACACCACATCCGCTCTAACAAGGCGAATGGTACCGACCTACCGGTCATCACCGTCAAGCAAGGCAGGAAGAACACCTACTGCAACGAGGTAGAGATACTCGGCCCTAGTCGAGTCATCTACTCTGGCTCTGGATGCGACACCAAGGCGCTCCTATCCTGCGGTGCTCGAGTCGTTATTGAAACCTTTTCCCCTGTCAACATCACTAAACCCCAAACCAATGAATAAATCAATCATCCGAAGCAAGATCCTCCACCTGCAACTTACCGACCCACTAGGTGGCGACTACACGCTACTCACTGACTTTATTGATGGCTCCATCAAGTACATGCTCTACGATGGGCATTCCTCCTATGGGACCAAGTTTCCACTATCGCAGTTAGGCATGCCCAAGGGCGTCTATCTGCCCGTAGAAACCAAGTATGAAGACGAGACCATGGAAGAGTTCCGTGACCGAGTCATTGACTGCGTTCGTGAGCACTCACGCATGGTCATTGTAAGAATTGTAGAAAACCAAGTTAAATTTTATCAGCCATGAGAAGAAGATACGAAGAAGATGAAGTGCCCGAATCAGTAGGGTATACGGTTGACTGCTACAAGAAGAACCCAGACACGGGTGCCTTGGAGTTAGCGAAGAGCCGTGACTACAGCGACTACAACGATGCCTGGGCGAACACAATCGGACCGGTGATGGTGCCTAAGCCACCTGTTGGCGCCGAGTACAGCGTTCTAACCAAGCGCGAGTATTGGAATGTACCATCGGGGAGTCGTGACGTGCCGGACGACTGCGAAGACAGCGTCGCATTTGTTGAGTACTACATCGATGACCCTGATGCAGAATGATTTTGAAATGTCAACTTTATTTTTTAAATTTACGACCTAAACAACAAACATGAAAGACGGACAAACAATCGGCCAATGGCTGAACTGGGACTTTGAGGCGAATGGGGACTTGGAAATCCGAGACAAAAATGGTAGGCAACTCTACATACAGTATTCAAATGGATTTTGGGAAAAGCGTGAATTTGATTCTAATCGTTATCGTATCCTTACCTACAGGGAGGATTGCAGCGGATTTTGGGAAAAGTGTGAATACGATTCTCAAGGTAACAAAGTATATTGCGAGAACTCAAATGGAAAAATCATAGACAACCGCACCCCCGAAGTCATCGAACACAACGGACGCAAATATCAATTAATCCCATGAACACACACACCGTTTCCAAATGCAGGGTAAGCGTTATGGCCTACCTCAGACAACATCTTGATTTCGTCAAGACCACCGAAGAGTTCTTCGGTCAAGACCCAGTGTCCCTTCCTCCCGATCATGTCGGGGGGATATGGGTATCCGGGGAGAACGGAGACACCTACCGACGCAAGAGGATCTTCAACTACTACAACGAATCGTCCGACTACACGGGCGGTGTGCTTCGTCAATTTACTGAAGCACTAGCTAATTACGGATGGTACTGCGAGTGGTACGACGCCGGCACTGTACACATTTACCCTTACTAAACCAAAACAAATGAAATACCATAGAACAAAAGATGGGGAAAAGATTTTGCTGACCGACTTAGAAACAGACCACCTCCAAAACATAATCAAATGGATTGAGCGAAAGGCGAAGGAAGGATTGACTATAAGAGTGGGTGGTGGCAGGTGTGCAGAAGATATGTGGTACGATGAAGAAACCTATTATGGTGAAAGAGCCAAAAGAGAACTTAACTTTTTAGACTACAAATCGGAATTAGAACGCAGGGTTCGCTTGTCAACAACGTCCAATCTAAACCCAAAACCATGAAACTAGAAATCGGAAAAACATATCTAACCAAACACGGCAGATTTGTAAAAATCGAAAAAGAACCTTGGGAGGGAATATTCAACGGTGAATATGAAAAAGATGGAAGAGATGATTTTACTAGTAGATGGAAAACTGATGGTAGAGCTTGGAATTTCTTGTTTATGAGTGGTGAATTTTATACTCCCGAACACGACATCCTGATGGAAGATTGTGATGAAGCGAGGGTAATTTCCGAACAAATGAAATCAGAAAGAAAACAAAAGGCTTACGAAGAAACAAACTGAACAAAATGATTTTTAGTGGCAAATAATCTATCGAATTACATTATCATCAACAACTAAACCCAAAAACTATGAAAAAGAAATTCTACAGATTGACATGGGGTGGTGGCATGGCTCAAATTTGTTGCGGCAAGTTAGAGACAGTCGCCATCCTATTCGACCTCCTTGAGCAAGGTCAATCAGTAAAAGTTGTGCAAATTGAAAAAACATCCTAAACCCCTACAACCATGCCTACAATCTATCCAACCGGTCAGCACGCAGAGTCGCTGATTAAGTACCACGTCGAGCGTATCCAAGCCATGGAGCGCGAGCTAGCCAACGTCAAGCAGGAGAACGAACTACTGCATTCCATCATCAAACAACAAGCCTCTAAAGAGGCGCAAATCGTTAAGCCATGACCAACCTACTAACCCAATGCAATGCGGATGTGTATAAAGCCATCCTTGACATCAAAGAAAGCCAACCCGAAATTGGGGATAAACTCATCTCTATCCTGCAAGAAAACCGAGAATATTATCATATAACTCTTAGTGATATTCTTTGGTTTAGTGCCCATCTTCCTTGGCCAATCTGGGACCGCAAGGTCCACACCTTTCACCTACTATTCCAGTCCCAACAAACCACCACAATGCAATGAAGAAAGCCCCAAGCCTGTACGACAGGATTAAAGAGCCCTACCGCCAAGCCATACTCGATAGCCTGGACCAGTACCCCAAGGGCGCGTCAAGAGTCATCGAGACTCTCCGATCCAAGCAAGACCCGCTCAAGCTTACCATCGAGGAGATGCTTGACATGGGTACATTCGCCTTCAGCTCAGAAGACAAGAGCAAGTTCACCAAGCGTAGCCAACACGCCGTGTACGCCTTCTGTGAGCAGTTCTTCAACCAAGTAGAAACCGAAGAACATGTACGGATTCATTAACAGCAGAGGAGAGCACGCAGTCTTGGAGGCTGGGTACCTCGTTAAGAAAGCCGGCACGGAGATGCCTTACAATCGCAACATGGACAACATCATAGCGGCCATCAACAAGCACTGCCCTAACATGGACGCAAGCGAGTACATCATGCTTGACCGGATCGGGGCAACAGCAACGGTCGTGAAGTTCTTCAGCTCCTGCGATGAAGCACGTCGCTACGCTCGATCGTCTAAGCAGAAACGCTACATGGACGTGTCCACATGGAGCCAACACCCCGTTGGTTTGCGTCAAGCCATCTGGGACCTACTAACGCAGTAATGGCTACGCGTGGGAGGTCAGCTAGAGCCAAGGGCAACAGCTATGAATTAGCCATCAAGAACGAGCACATCGAGATGGGCTTCGGGGAGGTGTTCACCTCTCGCAACGAATCCAAGCGGATGGATGACAAAGGGGTTGACCTGGTAGGTCTCCCCTACCACATCCAATGCAAGGCCGTGGAGAAGCTCTCACCGAGCATGCACAAGATCCTTTCAGACATGCCTAACGACCGCATCAGGGCCGTGTTCCACAAGCGGAACCGGTTAGGTAGTGTGGTGTGTCTGAACAAGGACGATTGGTATCGTATCTTACAACATCTCAACAAGACTAAATTCTTTAAGAAATGAAACAGGAAGAACGTACCTACAACATGATCGTTGACGATATACCCTTTGAGGTAACCGTCTCCATATCCGAGAGCATGACGCTACGAGGGCTGTCGCCCTGTGGCTACCTGGTCAAGCACGTCTGCATTGTTGGATCGCGTGGGCATAAGCTAGGCGTCAACATGAACGAGCTACCCTTTGATATCGCTGATGCAATCCATAAAAAACTGAACGATGAAACAACTTGACATCATTTTTACAGCACTGCTGAGTGGAAAGTCCATTCGTGTCGTGAAACGCTACCTCCAGATGAAGTACAAGATGGACGTATCGGACGAAGTATTACGTAACAGAAAGAAGCAAATGAAAGGAGAGAAGAATGTCTAGTCGATTTTTCGGGAACACAGAACAAATCTGTGACCCTACCTTGTACCCTTACTTGGTCTCGCACAATCGAGACAGGAAGGAGATGATTGTACGCAGGATCTACCAGCGTGGTGACCTGCTCTTGGAGTGCGAGAAGGAGTTCGTGGATTTAACCAAGACTCCCGATGCCGAGGAGAACGACGTATGGAAGTGCGTCTTCCGGAAGAACCGTATGCGCATGAATGCCGAGATGCCATACGAGAAGATGGTGTACGCCTTTCGGTCCTTCTTCAGCCCTGACGAAGTGAAGACCAAGTACGATCCGGAGATGGTCAGCGACATCTTGAAGATGTCGGACGATGGAGCTACGAGAGCAGAGGTTTGCAAGAAACACTCCATAACGACCGCGTCCTTCATGTCCATTATGCGACAGTTGTCGCAACAAGAATCCAAATAATTTGGAAGTTCACGAATTAATTATTACCTTTACCATCAACAATTAAACCCCCCATGCAAATGGAAAAAAAACCCAAAATCTGGGCTGACGGAATGTCCGTTAAAGCCTCCTTGCGTAATGGCAAGTCACTCATCTCTACATCCTACAACGTGGAGAAGTTCTGTGCATTCCTTCGTAAGCATGCCAACGAGAAAGGCTATGTGAACGTAGACTCTTGGGAGAAGGATCAGCCAGGCAAGTTCGGAGACACGCACAGCGCTTCGCTGAACGACTACAAGCCTACTTCTAAGCCGGCCAATGTCCCACAAGAGGAAGAGGCTGACATGCCGTTCTAAACGAACTGCCGATAGTGAGAAGAGGGGAGCTTAGGCTCCCCTTTTTTTATATCTTTACCTTATGAGAACATACCCCGAAGAAGTGATGTTTGCCCTTATTGGCTACGCCTATGAGGTCACATCCATACCGCCAGAAGTTATCGCATCGCCTGAGTACGCCAACAAGGTCGCAGATGTCCGGGTAATCATTGCCGACATCGCCTTTATGAACTACACCTTGTCCATGGTTGACATCGCTAAGGCGATGAACATTTCTAGGCAAACCGTTCGGGATTACATTGAGCGGTACGCCCTGGTCATGCGGGAGAACGGAGACTACTCCTTCATCCGCAGGATGATCTACCAACACACGGACGATCACATGAGCACCAAGCGGAAAGCTTATTTCTGCGCAGAGTAAAGGGCACCTTGAGTGCCCTCTTTTTTGTTATTAAAGTAAACAATAGCCATGCATACAATCTACATCAAGAAGGACAAAAACTGGGCTGAGAACGACTATATGGTCCCCACCATGGGGACGATATGGAAACGTACCTACATGCTCACTGAGAGCTGCCGACACGCCACAAAGGGCGGTTATGGCATCAACAAGCTCTGGGGCATATCTGGGAGACCTTACCACAAGAGAAACTCGGTACGCGTCTGCTGGATGCCGGAGGGGGATGTATTCAGAATTTATGCCACATCCTATGTGAATGGCACCAGGGAGATCCGTGGTATGGCCACGGTGCGTCCTGGCGAGGAGATTCACTGCTTAATCTCCAACCAAGGGAACAACGCTTCGGTGTGCATTAACGGGGTTTGTACCACCTTCAAGGTGCGTCTGCCATTTATCACCTATGCCCTACCGGTCTACTTTGGTGGGATCCTGCCGGCTCCCCATGACATGGAGGTCCTTTGGGTGGATGCTCCCTTCTATCGCCACTTAGCTCGGTCCTGCCGAGACTTCTTCACCAAGACCTTGGCTTTCTTGGGGGTTCGTAAACCATCCATGGAGCGGTGATTAATGACGATGTAAAGCCGGTTGTCATGCTTGACGTGGTCAATCCGATCGGCGGTGATGAGGTGGTAAACCTGTTCGTAGCTCATCCAAGCTTTAAATCGCTCCTTGTAGACATCGATGTAGTGTTCGATGGTCAGGAGTGGGTAGTTGGCCTTCTTACAAAGCTCAAGGCTTATCCTGGGCATCGAGGTCTCTTATGATACGCTTGAGGTAGATGGCTAGGTCTAAGGCTTCTTCCAGGGCATGCTGTGCCCAGTCCCGCAGGGACAGGTCATTACGAGTCATGGTGGTGCCATACTTGGCATACCCTTTCTTGGACCTCTCCTTGATTTCCAATATGACGCTCTCTTCCACCGAAAAGTCGGGCTTTGCGTTGTAATTCACGTTTATTTTGCCGTAGCTTGTGTCTTGTTCCATATCGCTAAGTTAACCGAAAACCATGAAGAAAGTTCATTTCATCCCATGTGACGACATTCAGACCAACCATACGATCCACGTATGCACCTGCCAACCGGTGGTCAAGAAGGAACAATCCGGCGAGGATGGGCCCTTCATTGGCATCTACCACCGCTACACGGACAACAAGGGCTACATCAAGGAGGTCTGTCGGGATCTGGGCGTATCAACGCCCAAGTTCAGTTACATACAGATTTCACAAGATGCTGTCACTTAATCAGAAACATATCTGAATAAAAATAATCACCAAGTAGTCTTTTTATTACGAGAACCGACTATAACTTTGGGCTGTTAATAGCGCATGAGTTAGAGTTCAAGTCATAAGAGGATTACCTGAGTTCAGACCGTCTCAGCACAAAACTGGTCCAAACTTGCATTTCTAGTCGATGCTTGGTTCGAGCAAAGTAAAGTCCCACAGCAAGCGCCTTCGAAACTCCTTTATTGGTTTCGTGATCCGCCTTCGGAGATACGCAGCTGACGGCATTCAAAATTAAAGTAAACCAATCAGGGGGCGGATCTTTCTGACCAAAGATTTGCCAAACTACCTTTGGCGAATCGCCTGGTCTTCTTTTCCGCCACCAAGCCTCCGGAGGGGTGGTTAAACCACAGCCCACCAACCGGTGGGCCAATGAGACCCAATGGGAACCAACCCGGAGGATGGCGAGGTAGTCATGCCTTCGGATTGGTAGTAGTGAACCGTGGCGGATTGACGGGATGTGAGACATCTTTTTGAATTGTTTTTTCACCACCAAATGCTTGCGCCTTGGGGGAAGTATTTGAGTAGTGAGAGCCCCGGACCACCTTGGGGGTGGCCGGGGGGACAGAACTATCGGGATGTAGTTGGGATTAGCGATCGGGGTTGTATATTTGGCGTGTAATAAACACGCCATGAATAGCCCAGACATTGAACACAACGTTGGTTTCACCAACCCCGGAGCTACTCCGATGTACGAAATGCTTCTCTTTGTTTACCACTGGGGAGAGGATTTCAAGACCAAGAAGATGAAGACAGCCTTTGTCGAGAAGGCTAAAGCCCTTCTCGAGAGAGAGTACAAGATGATCGGGAAGGCTTACCAGGATGGTAAGAAATCCTCGACTCCTGTGGAGGCTAAGAGCTACTACGCAGAAGCCTACCCGATGAACGGCAGAGCCGTTCACTTTGAAGATGAAGAAGGGTATAGGGATGCTAAGTTCATTGGTCTAAATCCGGAGGAATAGTTTCCGTTTATGGGTAATTTATACCCTATCGGGAACCGAAAGTGCGTTTTTAGCGTTTATTTGATTTTGCCGTACCCAATAGGGTATATTTTTGCGTAAAGTAGTGAAATGCAATACTTTGTGCGTAATTTTACTCTTCTAAACCCCAACCCCCTAAAAAATGGAAAACCAATTAATTCAATCATTACCAGCAGAAGTGGCGCAAATTGCGCAAAGCGTTTCAGTTGAAAAAAGGAACGAAGTGCAGAGCGTATTAAATCACGTTTTTAATGGCGTATCAAAAATGCGTGAACAACTTGAGACTGTCGTGGTCCAGGATGAGAGCGACAAAACAAACATGAAACTCGCTAACACGATCAGGCTTGGGGTAAGACAGGTCCGTTTGGATGCCGAGAAAACATTTGACGCTAAAAGAGCCGAGGTTCAGGCCCAGATGCTAAGCTTCAAGACGGAAGACCAGCTTTGGCTAAAGGCCAAGCAGACGATGCAGATTTTAACCAAGGAAATTGAAGAGGCCGCAAGGTGGAAGGAAGAGACCAAGGAACGCTTTGAGTTAGAACAAAAGGAGCTAAAGACCCAACAAAGGATGCTCCAGATGGCTAAGGTTGCCCCTGAAATGCCTCGGTCTGAATTTGAAAATATGAGCGATGATGGCTTTGCCATATTCTTTGCCCAAATTGAAAAGTTGCATCAAGAGAAGATTGAGGCAGAACGTAAAGCCGAAGAAGAAAGAGTGGCGAGAGAAAAGGCAGAGGCAGAAGAGCGTGAGCGCGTTAGAGCCGAGAACGAAAGGCTAAGGGCCGAAGCCGAGGCAAGAGAAAAACAACTTGCAGAAGAAAGGGCCAAAGCCGAAGCCGAACGTAGAGCCATTGAGAAAAAGGCGGCAGAAGAGAAGGCTAATCAGGATGCTATTTTAAGAAAAGAACGAGAGGCAAAGGAAAAGCTGGAGGCCGAGTTGAAAGCTAAAGCCGAAGCCGAACAAAAGGCTAAAAAAGAAGCAGAGGCAAAGGCCGCTGCTGAGTTAAAGGCTCAGCAAGAAGCTGAGAAGAAGGCAAAGGCCGCTCCCGACAAGGCCAAGCTCAATGATTTGGCCGCGATGTTAGATGGATTAGTATTGCCAGAACTAAAAAGCGAAGAGGCAAATAAGGTTTTGGCTGACGCAAAAACTTTGCTCGCAAAGGTTTCAAACTTCATTCGCGAAAAGTCATCAATGATTTAGCCGTAAGCTCACATCCAAACCCCGAACCAATGAAAACCGCAGACCAAATACTTGCAGAACACGAGGACGCTAACGAAATGCACTTCCACCAAGTTGACCGAGAGTGGATCATTAATGCAATGGAGGAGTATGCTTCATTGAAGTGCGACCACCCAGGTGGTCTCGTTGTGACATCAGAGACAGGCCAGACGATCCACAAGTGCCTTGATTGCGGCAATGAGCGACCCGTTCACGACTACACCGACAAACCAAGTATTCTTCCCTTGTCAAGCCTAATCGAACAATGGGCCGAAGAGAAAGGCATTCTCTCCAAGGCTACACCGATCAAGCAGGCCATGAAGACCCAAGAGGAGGTCAATGAGCTATGTCATGCTATCCTGGACGAAAATCGGGATGAAATCAAGGACGCCATTGGTGACATCATGGTAACGCTGATTATCCAATGCAAGATGCAAGGCATGGACTTGCAGGACTGCTTGGAGTCGGCCTACAATGTCATTAAAAATCGCACCGGTAAGATGGTGGATGGTGTTTTTGTGAAAGATTAGTCCTATATTTACACACACTTTAAACCCAATCAAAATGGAACAAAGAACATTTGGAGAAGCCATTGAGGCTCTCAAGAAAGGCCATCGCGTTGCTCGTCTTGGCTGGAACGGCAAAAATATGTTTTTGTTTTTGCTTCCCGCAGGCACAGTACCCACAAAGGTTATTCATGACCCAGCGCTTCGCCAGGTTGTTGAAGAGCAGGTAGGGGGAGAAACCTTTGAGGCTCTTGGTAGCATCAGAATGTTTACCGCTGACAAGAAAATCCTTACCGGCTGGTTGGCTTCTCAGACAGATATGCTCGCTGAAGACTGGACTATTTTATCTTAACACTTTAAACCTAATCAAAATGAACGGACACGCAGTACCACCGCCCACCATGCTCTCTGAAGTAGAGCCGAGCAAAGAACAAAGAGAGCAACGCAGAAGGATTGAAATCCTAAAACTCTGGGAGATTAAAATTCAACCATTAGACCGAGGATGCGTTGTTTATGTGGGATGCAAGAACTTTGCTTTTGAGAGTCTTGATGCAGCAATGGAGGTCGTGAAGCAATATGTTGACAACCCAGTTGCAGTCATCAAGCACTACGGATTCGAAAACCATATTTAGTATGGGATTCCTTTCAAGCATTGTTGGAGCAACGGTCAAGACCGTTCTCACCCCAGTAGCTGTCGTCAAGGACGCAATGAACATAGTATCTGGAGAATCTCCAGACTCAACCAAAGAGCTTCTTGAGTCAATAGTCAATGACCTTTCCGAAGGAGTTGATGGTTTAGGAGACGGAGAAGTTCTTTAGCATGGAATTGTGTTGTTCCCTTGAGAAAGGAATTAGTACCGTACACAACTAAAGAGAAGATGGAATGTGTGGCTAAATAAATTAACTCTCAACACAGAGGACTTCTCATCCTCAACACAGTCAGGTGGCGGAATTGGTAGACGCTAAGAGTCCCTTTAATGAGGTGGTCTTAGAGTAGTTGGACACACTTAGGTACGACAAGGTGCTACTCTTGCAGGTTCGATTCCTGTCCGACTGGCAAGGTGGACGTGGGGAGTAGAAATACTTCCCACTCATCTTGTTTTCTTACAACACTTGGCTATGTGGTGGGAGGCACACACGCCCTTAACTATGGGTACTCGCTTGTTCGAATCAAGCCATGGCTGCAAAACAACATTTAAGTATTACCTTTACTGCATGAATTTTTCCAAAAACTTCATTCATTTACCCAACAAAACAACCACAATGAAAAGAAAACTCATCACCACAGCGGACTCCCATGAGGAGTACCTCTCCAAGGTTGGCTACGAGAGTGCCAGCACCATCAAGTTAGCCATGCAGTCCGATCAGGACTACATCTGGTTCAAGAAGGCTCGTCCTTCCACCAAGTCGCAGTCCTTTGGGACTGCACTCCACATGAACCTGTTGGAACCGGATCGCTTTGACCAACACTATTGGTGCCTCAGAAACGAGGACAAGGTGGACCGCGATGCCACCTGGGTCGTAAAGGCCAACAAGGACAAGAAGATCGAGTTAATCGCCCAGAACCAAGGCAAAGAGTGCCTGGAGCAGGATGATTGGGATGCCATTCAGATCGTCTCTGAGAGGGTCATCTTTGATGATCGCTTCACCAGGTTCGTGGCTCAGTCCACCAAGGAGCAGTCCTTCTACGTGGAGGACTTCTATGCTGGTATCTCCACGAAGTGTCGCCCGGATTCGTACATGCCCACCATTGAGGTGGACATCAAGACCACCAAGGCTGCAGACCCGAAAGGCTTTTGGTACGAGTTCCTCAAGTACAAGTACCACATCCAGCGTGCTTTGGCTGTAGACATGATGCGTCTCTTTGGCGTCGACATTGAGCAGTCCTGCATCTTAGCGGTCTCCAACGAAGCCCCCTACAACCATGAGTTCTACAGGGTGCCTGAGCACCTGTTGGAAACTGGCCGTGAGATGTACCAGGAGGGATTGCGAAGGATTGCGAGGATTCGGGATGGACAGATTTACACGGGTTTCATTGCCCCGGAGCATGAGGTAGACCAAAACGGAATGATCGTACTAGAAAACAAATGGAAATGAAAAACTTGAGCAAAATAATCAACGGAGCTTTCTCCTTCGGGATGATCCAGAATTACAACGAAATCCATGGCGCAGTTGAGTTTATCCTAAAGGAGGACATTTCTAACTTCCTGGAGATAGGAACCAACCAAGGCGGTACTTTTTATGCGTGGACCTGCGCGTCCAATCCTGGAGTTAGGATAAGCATAGACATACCGCATGGACCCTTTGGTACTCGCAACTACAACGAGAATGCGAGAAACAATGTCTTGTCGGGATACCCCGGCGAATGCTTGTTTATATCCGGGTCTTCTCACGACAAGGGGAACCGGGCTTTGGCTAGGAAGTTCTTGAACAAGAGAAAACTCGATTTTCTCTTCATTGATGGAGATCACACAGAGCTCGGCGTCACAAAGGACCTGATGCTTTACAAAGAGCTGGTAAGGCACAACGGGTGGATTGGATTCCATGATATAAAGCCGACTGAATACCATCATTCGAACAACTGCTTCGTGGACGTCCTTTGGAGCAAGCTCGAAGGCAACAAAGTCGAGTTCGTGGACAACTCTTCTCAGTTCGGCGGCATAGGATTCATTCAGTATAACGAAGACATCAAGCATAACGGAAAGAGTATCTATGAGCGATAAGACACACTACAAAGCCATGCGCACGGAGGACGACATGTTCTGGTTGGGGATCGTTGGCGATAAGCTAATGTACTCACCGGTGCCGTTCCTGCTTCCTTACTCGGTGGACCAAAAGACCATTGAGGCGACCATTGAGTCTAGTAAACTGGACACTACGGCGCCAGGCGGTGGAAAACTCCGCTACAAATTAGTCGACATTTCTTTGGAAATACTTCAAAAGTAACAATCAATCACTATCTTTGCTTCACTTAAACCCAAAACAACCATGCAAAACCTATCACTCCTCAACCAACCCGTCAATGCTCAAGACATTGACTTTCGGGTTCAATCCATCAACAAGGGCGGTTATGCCACCATCCTTGCGTACAAGGACGCACGCTACGACATGCGTATCCTGGACGAAGTAGCCGGTGTCGGCTTCTGGCAGAAAGATTACAAGATCATCGATGGCAACCTCTACTGCGGTATTGGTGTCTATGTGCAGGATCTTGGTCAGTGGGTATGGAAGTGGGATGTCGGCGTTGAGTCCAACACCGAGAAGGAGAAGGGCCAAGCATCCGATGCGCAGAAGCGTGCCGGCTTTGCCTGGGGCATCGGCCGAGAGCTGTACGACTTCCCTTTGATTCAGGTCAAGTTGAACGCCAACGAGTTCGAGGTGCGTGCCGACGGCCGTGCTCAGCAGACCTACAACCTCAAGCTGAGGGATTGGACCTGGAACATTGAGCGTGACGCCAATGGCAAGATCGCCAACCTCGTTGCTGCCGACCAGAATGGAGAAATCCGATTTCAGAGCGGTAAGTCTGCTAGACCTGTGGCTAGCCCTGCTCCCAAAGCCAAGGCAACTGCAGCCCCAAAGGCTGCTGCTCCGGTAGCTCAACCTTCGGGTGGTGCTGCCACGTCGGAACAAATTGACAAGCTTCGTGTTATAGTTAGAGACATGCCTGTTTCAACCCATAAGACCGAGCTAATCAAAGAGATCAAGTCAGGCATTTCGGACCAACGAGCAAATGAGCTTATAGCGCAGTTTGGCTAGACACGACTTACCACAGCCAAGCCAGCAGTTCCTGGACGAGCTTGTCAAACACGACAAGTTTATACTGGACTGCTGTCTTCGGTTGTGTAAGGACAAGAACGATGCCCAAGACTTGCGTCAAGACGTCTACATGAAAGCGCTACGCTTCTGTGATGGGTACCAGGAGGGTACCAACATGAAGGGGTGGCTTGTGAGTATCTCCAAGAACACCTACATCAATCGGTTTAAAAAAAAAGGCAAGTCGGTCGAGGTTTCCGTCGAAAGTATCGCTGATCCGGTGGATTATGCCGATTACATCGACACGGAGGACTTGGACCGCAAGCCAGATGCTGCGGCCTTCTCCGAGGAGTTGGTGAAGGCTATTGAGTCGTTGGACGAGGACTACAAGAACATCACCATCTTGGTTGATGTGTACGGCTACAACTACAAGGAAGTCGCTGAGATGAAGGGTATGCCCGAAGGGACCATCAAGTCTCGGCTGTTTAGGGCACGCGGGATCCTCCGAGAGGTCTTAGCGAAGAAAGCTTCCCAGTACGGCGTTAGGTACGTCAAGAGACCTCCTAATCGTAGCAAGAGCCAATGAGCTTCCTTGAAGGGCTGTATGTCGATGTGGGGTATCCACGTGACAAGATCCAGTTCCCCAAGATTCCGGAGTACTTCTACGTCGCTTGGACGCAGATGCTCATACCGGATCGTTTCAGGGAGTTCGTGGAGATGCGCTACAACAACAGCGCTCGTATACCAGTGGCCATATCGTGGTACAAGAAGTGCCAGGAGGATGAAGACTGGGTCAACTGGTTTGCGGACCAGGCCGGCCTTCCCAGGCCGATTCACTTCTTCCACAACGATCGTTCTTTGAACGAGGTAAAGGATGACAAGAAGAAAACCAACAAGAAAAACCAAAAAGGATGGAACAAGGGTTCAACCGAGCAACTCTTCGGGGCGTAATCGTCGAAGAGCCACAGATGAAGAAAGGCTGCGTGTTCTTCACGCTAGCGTGGTTTAACGGCACCAAGACGAAGCTGAACTACGTCAAGTGCGCCGTGTTTGGGGATAAGGCCGTCCAGTTCCACAAGATGGTCAACCGGAACGCAAGCATGGTGGTGGATGGATACTTGGACACGCTTATCTTTACGTCGTATGTTGGTGTTCGTGTTATCGTCAATTCTTGGTTCTTGCAGAGCAAGAACTCGGAGAACAACTCTTACATCTCTCAGATGTACGAGGACAGCGTCACACACAAACTCAAAGTGTCCGACCTATCGGACGGATTTAACATTTAAAGCCATGAGCAAGGAAAAAACCCCGTTTTGTGTCACGAAGGTGACGATTGAGAAGACTTACGACGACGGAGAGGTTCATTGCGCTTCGGTGTCTTCTAGCAGGATTTACATAGACGATTTCAAGGAACAGCTCATGCAGGCTTGCTTGGCTATTGGTTGGTCCGAAAATCAGGTAAACAGCATCTTCAACTTAAATTCGGACTAATGGTGCGCCTCGCTTTCTTTTTGCTATTGCTTTGCAGCTGCACGAACGATAGACCCTGGAAGGTCATTGAGGTGCGGCCCAAGGGAAATGCCTGCGAGTATGTGTTGAGCAGGTCCAACGGATTCGGACCGCAAGTCAAGACCCTGACCGATTCGTGTGGTGCGTACAAACTATTTCAAACCTTAAGCCTATGAAACCAGAAATTGAAAACCTAAAAGCACAGATGAGAGGAGTCAAACTTAACTTCTACCAAAAAGGGTTGGCACTTGATGAATTTTACAAATTAATTGATTATGTAACTGAACTTGAGAAATTGAGCCAACCGCTTGTTAGCAGTTCGGTTTGCACTTGCAGAAATGCCGAAACGGAAAGGGATTCATTATTCCCAGTATTTTGCACGAATTGCAAGGCTTATGTGCAAACTGACCGCTAACTCGCTCATTCGTGAACCCAACCAAACCTTAAGCCTATGAAACGATTCTTAGTATTTGCCGGTGATGCCTATTATCCTGAGGGAGGGATGAATGATTTTCAGGAGGACTTCGACACCTTGGAAGAGGCAAGAAGTTTTGAAGCAAAAATCAAAGAAGAGTTTAAATCTATATGGAAGGATAGCTGGAAGAACTTCAAATGGACCGAGATTTGGGATTCGGAAACACGAACCCACGTTTAATATGCAAGAGCATATAATGAATGAGAAATCGGTCAATAAGCACCCTAATCGCATATAATGAATGATAAATCCGTCAGCCTCTGGTCTTACAAAACCTCCCCAATCGTCAGCCTATAACCTTACCAACCAAATCCTAAACCTATGAAAACAATGACACCAAAAGAAAAAGCATGGCAGTTGTGGAATTACTATGGAACTTTATTCGGAAGATATGATAAGGCAGCAGAAGCCTCTATTAAAGTCGTAGATGAAATGCACGATTTTATGAGAACTGATGATGATGAAAGCGATACTTGCTATTGGGCTAATCACAGAATGTCAAAGTTTTGGGATGATGTTCAAATTGAATTACGTAAGTTGTCATAAATTACCCAAAACGTCGCAAATTGTCCCATACAAACCCCAAACCCATGAAACTATACGCATTCCAACCACAAGGACACGGTGAGCAATCGTTCTTCACTATTGCTAAAAGCGAAGAAGAAGCCATCAAAGCCGTAACCAAGTACATTGATACACATTACCCCAAGGGCAGTCCTAACGAATACGATGCATACGGATTTGGAACGGACTACTACAAAATGACTGTCATTGAAGAAGGACAGGTCGTTGAGAATAATAACCAATAACCAAACCCCTAAACCCATGAAACCAACCCCCACCCCTAACCCCTAACTTATGAAGAAATCCATTGAGACACTTGATCTTGAAAACGCAGAAAAAGAATTGCGTATATCTGATGTTATAAGTAGTTTAACTCTTGAAGATAT